TTAAAGCAAAAGGTTCAGCAGGTACGGAATCTTAATACCGAACTTTATTTTTAATATCAGCAAGATAACACGTACAATTATAAACATCGCCAGAATTACCGCCGCGATCCATATTATTTTTGCTCTGAATTCCAGCTTTGTTTCGTATTGCGTCAATTTCGTTGAGTAATCGGTCAACTTCTGATTCGTATTGTTTAAACAAGTATTCAATTCGGTCAACTCCGTCTGTAATGTTTCTACTTGTTTTGATGATACGTGCAATTCGCTCTCTGCTGCTATTAACTGTTCCGTCAAGAGCCGAGATTGTTGCTTCAAGTTTTCCAGCTGCACGTGAATTTCCGCTGATAATGTCTGCAGCGTCTGCTCTTGTGCTGCCGGCTGTGCAACAACCGGTAAGCAAAACAACGAAAAGACCAATAAAAATAAAACATAAAATACCTTTTTTCGCATAATTAAAACTCCTCATATTTTTCACCTTCTTATTTTTTGCGCAACGCGCCCAAAAGCCTATCAGTGGAACGTAAGACGATTTTTGCGCCGTCTTGTTTAAATCCATCCTGTTCAAACACAATCAAATCATCATTGATAATACCGACAATAATAGCTACATGCCCGTACTTATTCGTTGAACTGTCCGCCCAAATAGCAACATCACCGGGGATAAAAGATGTGCCGGTAATTTTGGAAAAATACCGTTTTTCCTTTTCCATTTTCTCGTAGTTGATAAAGAGGTCTTTTGCCCCTTCAACGCCACCTGTATGCGGAATGCAAAGTACGTCTTGGCAATATTGCCTGAACAGGTCAACGCATTGTGCGCCGTAGCGCTTATCGTAGTCTACCTTCTTTCCGGTGTTCTTTTTAATAAACTCTTCAAGCTTCATTGCAGCCCCCCTGCGGATAAGTCCTTAGACTTAATTTTATTGGTGATATTTTCAACGATCGACTTAAAGCCTTGTATGAACGTTTGATAACACAGCTGAACACCGCCTACCGTCAGAATACTTCCGATAACCTCTACAGGTAAAAGGGAAAGCGAAGCATAGCATACGGCCGAAAGCGGAAGCATCAGAACGGCATACCATACTTTGTTTTGGGGCTTGAAAAAGTTCTTGATATACTCTTCAAGTCCTACAGTCGCAAAACACGCGACGATAATTTTCATAAGAAATTCAATGTTAATCATGTGATTTACCCCCTGCTATTTTTCTTGCATTAAAATATATTTCTGAAAATATACGTTTGTAATCCGACAAAGTTATTGTTTCCATAATCTCCGGAAGATTGTATTTCGGAAGCTGGACATTGTATGAATAAAGATTTGCTTTTACTGCGTGATAATATCCTGACGCTTTGGCATCGCTGTATCTTTGTAACTCTACATCGCACTTTTCGGTGATATGGTTTCTCGTTAAATCGTTTTTTACCTCATAATTAAGCCTACCTTCAATAAGGCGGGCAATATCTTCAAGCATAAACAGTTCCTGTTGATCTGTTATGTTAAAGGTTTTTTTTCCTACATCAAAAATATCAATCCATATCTTTTTCAAAAGGTTATGTGCATTTGATGTTTGGTTATCGAGTATATTCTTGCCTTCCGTATGATACAGTTCCTTTTGTGCATTTGAAACAATTTCAATGTTTCTCAATCGCACATCTTTGGTCTTTATAATCATATAAATACCTGCAAGAAACAGGGCAAAAAAAACGAGTACAAGAATAATAAAAATCCACCCGATCGTCGGAAGATTTTGAAAAAAACTGTTCCAATCCATAAAAGAGCCTCAAATAAAAAAAGCCGCTACCTGCGATGAACAGATAGCGGCTTTGACTTTTGTCTAAAAACCGACAAATAATGTTGTATGACTTCTTTATAATATACTAATTATACTTTTTTGGCAATCTTAACACGTTTGTTAAGTTGTTTTTTATGTCAAAATAAGCGATTCAATTTCTTTGACGGTAAAGCCGAGTTGAAAGATTCTTGCATTCCTGTCTTCTTTCTTTTCAAGCTGCACATAGTAAACGGTCTTTTTACCGTCTTCGGCTATCCTTTCCTGCGCAAAGATGCGGTGAGTTTCATTTTCTTTTCCTTTGCTCTTGTCGGAAAGCTCCTTGATTATTTCCCAGTTATAACGATCTGCCAACAAACAGCGCAACGCCCGTTTTGTTTCTTCCGGGAATATCGACAGACAATTCAGGTAGTCCTGTTTCGTTGCCAAAGATTGCGGAAATCCTCTCATTTTTTCCTCCTGTTATGTCAATGTGTAATACTTATCAATTTTCTTAACCGTAGTTATAAACGGTATTTTATTCTCATACTTTTCAAGCATACTGATAACTACACCTTGCGGATAACTCGGCTCGCACCGCGCCCCCCGACAGTCGCATGCGCACCCGAACGGATGTAATTCGCAGCACGCGAGCGCGAACCGCAAGGCGCCGCACCAGCCCAGTCGCCGCCGAACAAAAGGGCATGCGAAGAACCATACGTACGCCCCAAGCTACCGTTTCCGTCGTATGTATTCCACTCAGAACTTCCGTTGGCACTCACACATTCAGACCATTGCCATAATGCGCCGCAGCAATCTTCTGCGCCGATAAAACTTATCATCCGATTGTTTGCAGTGTCTTTATGCCCGCCTGTAGTTACAGGGTCTGTACTTCCGGTGATATTAGTACCTTCGTTACTTCCGGCCGCCATACTTGCAAATTCATGATCAAACAAAAGACGTTTTTTAACCTGCCGCATATCATCCTGATGATTCTGATGCGGTCTTGTATCGGTGATAGTTCCACCGTATACGGAAGAGGTAAGTTTGCCTCTTCCGCTCTGCAAGTAGATGTCATACGCCATATCAGTGTCGACATCGTAAACCATTCCGTTCGGTTCGGCATAAGGCTTAAACGAAAGGCAGAATACGGATTCAGGGAGAATATCTCCTTCCTTAAATCCAGCAAGCGGATGTTCTACAGTAAGTACATCATAATAGGTACTGGAAGAGACAGCCGTAATTTTCTTGTTGTAGAAATTATAAAAGCCATCTTCATCATTTGTATTATACTGCTTTACAAGGTAGTTATTACCGATTGATTCAGTACCCGGTGAAGCGGCTATTTTTGCCGTAAGGCTATCCCCTGCGTCGGCGCATAATGTCGCGAATTGCCCGATTTTGCGCGTATTATGCATCGTATAACTTCCGCTTATGTCGTTAGGATATGTCGCGTTGCAACTTACAACAAGTTTAACACTTGCTCCATCGGGCACAAGGTACATATAGAAGTCTCTACCGTTCAGTAATCCTGTTCGTGTACTCGAAGCATCCGCCGCCTGCTGCATGCCTGCGGATAAATCATAGACCGTATCGGTATCAACATCAAACCATCGCTTTTCAGTTCTACCTCCTTCCGTAATATCGAGCAGGATATGAGTACCGGCTTTGATTTTCACAGATTTATGATTTTTATTTGAAAAGTCAAATGTCAAAAACCGTTCTTTCCCAAATGCAAAGCCGAGTCCATTGGTACCGCTATTACGTGCAAGCTCTCTGTGCACTTCGTAATAACGGGCTATATCGTCTTCTTCTTTGGGTGCTGCAACTTTAGCGCGGCCGTTCTCATCTCTTATGATTGCAGTAAACGCTTTTATATACGGCGTCATACGGCATTCTTTAAAAATAAGGGCATCCGTTCCGATTTTTTCAAAATCGTCATTGGTGTAGAATACTTTGCCTTTGTTGACAGTTCCGTCCTTTATAAACACAAACTTATGAACAAAGGCTCCGGCATTTGCAACGGTGTAACCACTGTATCTATTCCATGCGCCGGTCTGTACTTCCCAAAACCCGTTTTCTTTTGCATCTTCCTGATCTTTCAAAAAAACAAGTTGTCCTGCGGAAACAGAAATGCCGTCAATGGTCTTTTCACCGCCTGCAGCAACATCCTCATTTTCAGTGGAAGCGGCTACCGGTAAATCGGCGATAAAATCAAACCTTGACATAATATCATTTGCATACTTATAAAGGTTATTTGCAGCATCCGATAAAGCAACAATAATCTTTGTAAGATTCTCACTTGAAGTAAAATCAACACCATGTATAGATAAACTTTGCCCCGTGGGGATATTACTTCCCTTTACCTGTGTTGTTTCAGTACCAAAGTCAATGTGTTCCGCTTTTATAGCAGCGGCCTTGTGACGACCGTCTTCATTGTGAGCGACAAGGAATTGATAGAATATATCAGCGAGATAGCCGGGATTGAATGTTGCTTTTTTATTTGCAGTCCAATCTTCGTTAGAGACATTATGCTTACGTGCAGTAACATTTTTAATCAAGTCTTCCGTAATGTTCGTTGTTCCGGCAGGAATGATGACTTCGGCAATTTTTACACATCCTGGATCGACAGCCGGAGCGGACGCGGAACCGTTGGAGCCTTTCTTAATAGAGACTTCAAGTTTTACACGTTTTTTTGTGGCAACGGTCTGAAGTGTTTTTGTACCGGTTGCAGGGTCATTAAATTTGCGCGATTGAGCATCAAAGCCTTCTTCAACTCCGCGTACCTGCACAATATCAATGCGGTTAAGATTGTCATCAGCTCTCTCAAAAGAAACCGGCTCTGTAACCTCCGTTTCCGCAACACACGTTTGTGTGCTGTTCTTATATGCATAGATAGGCTCAATGGAAACATTAAGCCCTCCTGAACCATAAGGTTTTACCTTTCCGCCGACGATGTAATCACCGGACGAATTGGATAAAACCGCCCTTAAAGCCGTCGCCACATTTGCAATAGAAGAATCATAACCGAATGTAAAATCGGTAGCCTTCATAATCTCATTTTCTGCGGCAATCGCTGTTTTAAAATTAGCCATACTGCTCAACTCCTTATTTATTCATCTTGTTCTCTTGTTAATATTTCAATCGTTGAGGTAACACCACCCGCTTGAACTATATCCAGTAATCCCTGATAGATTTCTTGTTCCTCCTTACCGGTTGCGCCGAAAATATATGCACTATCGAAGTACGATACTTTGTTGTAGTCCACACTTTTATAATCATCGCTTCCTACCGGTGAATCCGGCGAAAGAGCCTGCTGCTCGTCTGCGTAGCTCATGTTTTCATAGCCGTTTAACGGCTCAATATCGTTTGTTCCTTCCGTAAGTACAGGACTTACGTCTTCGATAATTTCAGAATTATCAAAGTAACTTATCGAATCCTCATCACATTCTTGTACATCCTCTTGTCCCGGTGAAAAGTACCCCATTTTTGAATAATCCGGCTGTATAATGTCGTCATGTGTTCCCGGTGCAAGGCTTGCCGTTTCATCGGTATACACGCCCTCAAAAACCGCAATAAGACTGAATGTCGAGGCTGCCGTTTTTTTATTAAGTCGTACATAATCCAAAAAAGCGTAATATCCCGGCTCATACAGAAAGGTAATCGTAACGTTTGAAACGGCATTACTGGTAAAAAAGAAAACGCTTTTATTTGTCCAATTTTCCGATGCAAAAGAAACAGCATATTCATGCACTGACCATACACCGTCGCCGTCTTTTCCGCCTATTGTGTTCCAATAACGTCCCTTGTTATCCGTAATCCGCACACGGATATTTCCTTTCATAAAAAAATGCAGAAAATATGTAGCTACGCTTTCTACATTCACACTCTGGCTGCATGTTCCCGCTGCATTAAAAAGTACGCCGGTTGTTTCTTCAAACCGCGCTTCACGCTCATAAACGGCATCGACAAGAGACCATGCATCCCGTTTCTCAAAATTGCCGTCTGAAAGAAGATTATCCGCAAAAGGCTCCGTGTTATTGACAAGGTATACATTTTGATTGTTATAAAATGTTTTAAAAATATTCAGAATATCCCGTCTGTTTCCCCAAAGCCGCGCACCCTTTCTCATAAAAAGCAGCTTGTTTCTATTCTTAAAGGTCTGTTCACTTTCATTTTGCAACTGTTTAATAATGGAAAATACACTAAGTGTCCTTTTAAGTTGTTCTCCGCTTTGTTGGTATACGCTTTTATGTTCAGTCCACGCCTTTCGCGTTTTTTCAACGTCGTTAAAAATCGTTTCAATGGTTCCATCTTCGCTTTCTTTGTCTGCAAGCAGCGCTTTGAATAGTTTTCCGTTTTTATTGATAATCGTAGGGAAAACGCTTCGGATAAAATCCCCGATTGTATGTACCGCACCCATTAGTCAGCCTCTGTCAAATTGATTTTGATAGTTCCTGTTCTCGCAATCTGATTGATTGCAGGGGTAACATTTACCTGCGGAGAAGAAATTGAAACATCTTTTACATAATTCAAGGCCATTACCTTCGTTATGATTTGTGAAAGCACAACAGGCTTTCCGATTGTCAAACCGTTTATATATTCTGAAACAACAGAGCGGATTCCTTCGCGAGATTCTGCGGTATCGATTGAATAGATTGATACCGCCATTTCAATAGGTACCGGAACGGCAGTCGGTGAAAGAACGCGGATGTTTATTCCCGGTGCAAGATGTCCGGGATTTTCCTCCGTGTCGTCTCCCTCTATTGCCTTCCTGACCGCTTCTATTGTTTCTTCCGTTGCACCGCCTGAGCCGTCATCGACATAAATACTCATGTTGTAAAGGTTCTTATACGGCGGTTTATGATTTTGCGTTGATACGCTTCTTACCGCATTGACGCTTAATGCCGCGCTTTTTATCGCGTACGAATTCGTACCCGAAAGTCCGTTTATATAAATACGAAACCGCTCTTTATATTCGGCGTCGGTTTCTTGGTCTGTACCGCCTGAAAGTGCATACGGATTGGTTACTTCAACGACATCAGCAGGAACGACTGAATCAATGGTGCTTATCACTCCGGCCGCCACATTAGAGCTGCGGCCTGCTTTATCTGCGACAATTTCAACCGCTGCCGACTCCGTACCGCCTGCAGGAAGTATGCCAGCTTCCGTAGTAGTAAACGAATGCCCGCCTCCCGATACTCTTGTTCCCTTTGGAACGATCGATTGTGCAGAAAGTGCAGCCGAACGTTTGAAAATAACCTTGCCGTTTGCATAAAGCCCGTTCTTTCTTTCAAACCCCAGAATAGAATACGGAATGAGTACAAGAAGTTCATTATACCCCTGCCGGATTGCGACATACATTCTCTCTGCAATACGAGATACCGTATCAAGAATAGTGTGAATGATGCTCCCTTCGTTAAAATCCGTTATCTTATCCTGCTTCGCAATCATATTCGCCATTGCGCCTGCCATAATCTCATCGTATCTTCTGATTTTTGCCATGTTATAGTTCTCCCTTATACGAACCCGTTTCTCCGTTTATGTCCGTGTATACTACGTTAAGCCGTAACACATCGCCGTCGCCGCGGAAAGCTATTTCTTCAATTTTGCTGATACGCGGGTCTGCCTTAATGGTCTGCTCTATACTGCCGGTAAGATAACTTTGAACCGCCATCGGTTCCCCGATAGAAGAGCGTATGCCGTAGGCGGCAATTCGTATTCGTTTTTGCGATGCTGTCGTAAGCCGTAACGCTATTGCTTGCGTAAGATTATTACGCCCTTTCACACTTGCAAAATCTCCGCCTGCAACATCAAAGTCTCCGGCATCATCAACTGTCATATCGACACCGTAGTTTTCCTGCTTTTCCGGCGCTGCATAGATAAAATTGCCGGCATTCGATTCATCTTCACTTAAAACAGGGATTTTAATTTTTGTTCCGGCTTCAACCTCACTTTCATTTACAATACCGTTGAAATAGGCAATCATCGTTCCGTAATTGGGATTTCCCAATAAATCGTTCGCAAGTTTGTCAAACGTATCCGTACTTTTCCACGTATGGTAGTGAAAATCATAGACGGTAATAGATATATCGTTTCCGTCTTTTGCAACATATACGACCGTCTGCGCATTCGTCTGTTTTTCTTTCCCTAAAGCCACAATCGTGCAGGCTTTTTCTTCAAGCTGCGAAAGGTAATCAGTCAGTACATCGCTTTTATCAATTTCCGTAATCTGTTCATCAGTCATTATGTACCCCCGAACCACAAGGCATAGAGCGTCAAATCCTCTGTAATCGGCGTGGAAAAATCAAACTCGTTATAGTGATCAACTGTTTTTGTGCGCCACATTTCAAATACGCATTTCTCTTTTGTCGGTATAGCAGGGAACACCGCTCGTTTCCCGTAAGGTACCGTTTGCGCGACAACCTTGCTTCCGCCTGCAGTATCAAAAGAAACCGTATACTGCGATTCAGTCCATTTTGCATAAAGCGTAATACGTGCGTTTATCGGCGTTGTGGTAAAACGGAATTGATTAGTACCTTCTTGGTCGGTAGCCCAATACACAAAGTCGAAGCCTTCTTTTATCGGCTTTTCAGGCTCTGCAGCATGACCGCCGATCGGAACTCGCTGTGATTCAATGTTACTTCCGCCCATCGAGTTGAATACAACCGTATTGGCAATCTGCACATAACACGCATAAAGCGTTATGTTGTTTGTTACGGGTGTTGAAAAATCGTATACTGTTGTCAATTCTCTGTCGGTACACCAATACGCAAATGTATAATTCTCTTTTTTGGGAGTTATCGGATACACGGCAAGAGCGCCGATGATAACCGTCTGCGCTGCTACGGAGCTGCCGCCGTCTGCATTGAATATCACATTACAGGTACGTTTCCATGCGGCATACAGCGTTATATTCTCCGTAATGGCCGTATCAAAATTGAATTTGGTTGTACATTCATAATCGATACACCAAAAGTCAAAAGCGTAACCGCTTCTTGTAGGTGCTGTAGGCGGTTGCGTTTTTTCGCCTACCGTAATTTCCTGCGGGATCACCTGAGAGCCATTCTTTGAATTGTAGGTAATGGTTGCAACCTGAAGCACCCATTTCGCATAGATGGTAATATTTGCCGTAACTTCCGTTGCAAAATCATATTCGGCCGTGTAAGCGGTATCTTTGTACCAGCCGCCGAAACGATACTTTTTACGTACAGGATCAACCGGTTTTATAGCTGCTTTACTGTATTTAACATGCTGTACAGGAATGCCGGAGCCGCCCCCTGTATAGAACCGCACTGTGAAAATATCCGTGTCTTGGGAAGCGCTTGACTTACCGCTTAGCCCGTCATTTCCCATTGCAATTCCTGTGAACGTACTACAAGCTGCAAGGACATTCTTTGTGGCATTATAAAAGCTATTGCTGTCTCCGCCCATAATGCGGCTTACCATATCAAGACCGGAACCGATGCCAAGAACAACTGCAACGGCAACATTTTTTCTGTTCTTCATTTTTTCATAGCTTTTCATTGCATAAGATATAGAGGATGCCATTTGATTTAAGGCCGATGTAGAGGCTTCACTTAAATCCATAACGGAAGCAACTTTGTCCATCGTGTCCTGTATGTCGTCGACCGAACCTGCCAGACTGTCCAGAAAGCCGGCATCATTGCCTGTCTTGCGTTCCTTTTTTTCTTCAACGCCAATCATCTCAAGCGTGTAGTTATAGGTCTTCGGTTTTGACTTATCACGCTTTATTTTTAAATCCTTAATGAACACACGCCAATAGTTACGGGTCGCTGTTCCCGATGCAATTTGTAATACGCTCATTTTTGACAGGTCATACAGGTATATCTTTCGTTTACTGACAGTACCCGGCTCTTTTCTGAAAAAACCTTTTGCAACCTTACCATCCGCCCAATTCTGAATAATTTTCTGTAATTCAAATATTTCTTTCGTTCCGGTAAGATACAGCGGCGGCTTTTTCAAACCGCGATAAATCAGCTTTTTATCCTCGTTAATCGTGGAGCCGGATAGGGTAATTTTGTATGTGTCATTCCCGTAATCGTCGAATACGGAGCCGCCGAATGTCTTTGTTTCGGTGATACGCTGCGGAAAAATAAATTCCTCGCTTTCAGGCGGTACGGAAAAAGTAAACACTTCCGCGACGTCCGTACCGTCTAAAAACTCAAGCATGTACGCTTTCCGCCATTTCAAAAGGTCTATAGAACCCATTGTACCTCACTGCTCCTATACCATCGCTCCGGTTCCAACACTGCCTACAACCGGCGGCAACCCCTGTACCGTAATAACGCCACTTTGAAGATATGCCGTAATTGATGTAGCGATTGCTTCCGCTAAAACCGAATCTCCACCTTCGCTTAGCATCTCCATCGCGCTGCATGCACCGTTTACCGCCGCAATAATCGGTGCACTCACACCCGTAAACTTTCCTTTCCCACTACCTGCAAGCGGAACCGAAACACCCGCAGGCGTTACTATCGCCCCGGTAATCATCGTTTTAATCAGCCCTGCGTTTGTCATCGCATCCATACCGGCGGCAAGCTGTGCCGCCAAATAAGCATCTCCACCTACACTCATTGCTGCCATCGACTTACAAGCAGCAAGTAACACCCCTTCAAGGATCGATGCATCCACTGTCATAGTGCCGGTTCCAGCGCCAGCAAAAGCTCCTACCGGAACCGTACCTGCATCTACCGTTGTAATATTCCCCGTTTTTATATGGTTTGCGACGGCTTCGCTTACCTTTTTTGCGAACGCCGCATCATCACCGTCTTTCATACTTTGAAATGCCTGAACAAGATTTTCCTTGAGGGCACTCATATTCAAACTCATTTGAACACTTGCCCCCATTTTGTTTTAAGTACTTGGATATTCGCGATAAAATCCGGCGCTGCTGTATGACTTGCAGGGCTTCCCACTGTTTTTAATTGCGCAAGATAGCCTAAAAGGTCGTCTATCAAAGCTCCTAACGTCGCTACACTATTGCCAAACTCAAGCGTTCCGGACGCTTTACTCTTTACCGTAACAGCACCTTTTGCACTTATCGATGCGTCGCCTTCCGTGTCGTAGTTAAAGCCTTCCTTGTCTTTGAGCGTGATTTTTTTGTCGGTTGTAATGTTCAAACCATCGTCTTTTGTTGCCGTGATCACCATGCCGTGTACGGTTATTGTTGCCTTTTCATCGCCGTCGGTTTCTTGGTCAACTTCAATAGAGATGGTCGGGTCTTCCATTTTGTTGTATATCTTCTTTGTGCCGGTACGATAATCACTGAAGGCGTGCCAACCGGAATTGTCAACTTTTTCATGCGTCATTGCCGCATCTTCGCCTTTCTTCTTAAAATCCGCATGTACGGCTTCCTGCCGCGTAAAGCCTGAACACAGCACAAATGCACTCGCATATTCACCGGTAGGCATAAGGCAAAAAACGTAGGTATCAACCGGCGGTAAGTGTCGCTCACCGGTAAGGGGCTTGCCGTCTTGGGCTGTTACCCATTCGGCTGAAGCAACACGGACGCCGGTCAAGACAATTCCCATATCCGTAAGCACATGCACGGTGCAGTCTTCAGGATGCACCTCCTTTACAACACCCCAAAAGCCGTACCGTTTATCATACGGTGTCGAATTGTTAAAAGGAGTACGGCTTTCCGCTTTTTGTTTTCGTAGTAAAGAAATATTCATAAGCCGCCCCTATTAAGAGCGTGAAAACTCTTTATATCTTCAATGCTTATTGATTGTTGTTTCTCTTCAAACGCTGCTATTTTGTCGGTTACCCCCTCGTATTTGGAAAAAATGCCGTTTGTGTATATACCGCCGCGCGATACGCTTATGTTCACCTCTCCGCCTGCTCCATAGTTCCAGCTATGCGTAACGCCTTCAACGTAAAATTCACCTTTTAAAAAACTCACAATGTCGCCCGGCATCGGCGGCTGCCCCCCTGTGTCTACAAGCGCAAGGGTGATATTTCCGCTCAGCATATCCGGTAGATTTTCGTACCAGTTTTTCAGTCTTGTACTCATCGCCGCCATAGAACTGGCCGTATCGCTGTCTTGTTCTCCATCTTTCGTGCCGTAACCGATAAAATGCGCCATCAACGGCCGATAGCCGTATAATCTAAATTTGTCCGAGTGCTGCAGCGAATTATCTATCGCTTCATCTTTTATCGTTGAAAGGCGCAACGCTTTTTCTTCTGCGATCGGATAGCCGTCCAAATAAGCGTAAAACACGGTGTATACTTCGCTGTCGCTCTGCGTAACATCGAAATTTTTTACCCAACGGTTATCAATCGCAATCGGTTTAATACCACTCCATTTATCCTCATCAAACGGACATTGACGGATTTTAACTTTCATTGTGCCGTTTTCGATACACGGGAGTTTTTCATAAATCGGTTCGGGAATGAGCTTATCTACCAGACTGAAAAAATCCTGTGTCCGCTCTCCATTAAACACGCAACCCAGCGGATAATGGAACTTTGAATCGTCAAAAAGAAAAAACGACGTACTGTCTCCCATAATGTCGTTTATGTATTCCGCAATTTTCGGTGTTCCAAGCTGACTCGATATTTCCAAAAAACAGTCCCAAATACCGCTCACAATATCGCTTACCGGCTTGTCGGCTCCCGCATTTTTCAGCGTTAACGCATTCATAAGCGATTTTTGCGTTTTATACTGTTTGGTAAGCGCACACGCAGAGGTGTCGAGGTTAATGTAAAAGAGCGATAAAAGCCCTGTTACTGCAATACCGCTTACGGAAAGCCGCCTGATCGCACCGCTTTCATTCACCTGCGTTATATATTTTTTTGCTTTCACAATCCCCACAAAGACTACCCGTTCAAATTCGCGTATTTCGACAATATCCATAGTATGTACATTGTCAAAAATTCTTTCTTTAAACTGTTTCTCCGTTTCAGGAAAGAATGTAAGACTGAACGATCCTGGCAAATTGTTGCGGGAATACGAAAAACTGTATGACTGTAATACCTTCTCTCCTGTGTCGCTAAAAGTGTAGGTCGGATTGTCGGTTTTAAAGTTCTTTGAGCTTGCGTAAATAGAGACTACAGGATTAAAACTTTGATAAATGATATTCGAACCGTCCATGTATACCCCTCTTTTGCCCTTGTAGATATAAAAAAAGCAGCCTAAAACCCCTTTATTAAGGATGACAAGTCCTTTTAAGTGTTCAAGCTGCCTTTTTAAAGTGCAAACCGGATACTTCTTGTTTACGATTTATTGACTGTATAATTCTTGCTTATATATTACACCGAAAAGATACTTGCGGTCAATTATGGGATACTGAAAAAGAAAGACGAGGTAGGAGAATTTATCAATACTGTTTTGATTTCTGAAAAGGTGAAAAGTATTATCTGGTTCACCCGATTACTATAAGTTCTATGTTTCCTTCTTCTTCGGCCGTATCCAGTGTTGAAGCGGTTTACATATCAATCGTGCATCATTGTAAGCCATCTGCAATGTTAAACATGTATGACCATAGTATTTATTAGGAGTATTGACAGAATTTTGTGAAACGGCAAGCACTAAGTCGGGTAAATCTGCGTTTCTATCTTTAAGATATAATGGTAATAAAAAACAAATGCGTCCTTCATAATAGCTTGGAGCTGCCTCCGTAAAATTTGAATAAACTCTTTTTACAGCCTGTTTTATAGCACCATCAAGAAAATATTCTTGCTGCGTTTTTTCCATAGTTTTGAAAAAGTCGGGGAAACGGTCAATATTATCTTCGACCAAGTGATTTATGTTATAATCAATATTATATGTAGGGTCAAAAACAAGCATTTCTCTATGCTCAAAAAAATTGGCTCTTTGGGGTACTTCTGTATACTTAGCAATAACACTTCGTTTTTCAAATTTTGAAAAATAAAATGTCGGATACTCTGAATCTGCATACTTTTGCGCAACAAATATCATATCATCATACTCTGTATCGAACAATCCAGTGTGCCAATACATCCAAATTTTACCATTGCTATCAGGTTTTTGGGTAAACAGTATTAAGTTATCGGCTTTCAACTTTTCATACATATGAGTCAAGTATCGGTACAATATACCAAACTCTTCATCACGACCAGTTACATGGGAAGTATAAGTCCAATCCTCATCAGGAATTATTGCTGCCAACTCTCGTAGTTTTTGAAAAAATGCCTGCTTATTATTGACATCTGTGTTTCGTTGCTTAAAATTCACATCAAATAACAACGCATATTTACGGATTTCATCGTTCATTTGAATGGCCTCATAAAAAACGGGGACTTGCGTCCCCGTTATCTTCGTTAGAATACCAATAGTTCAGTTTCGATAAGTAGATTAACAATAGTTAAAATATCATTGTAAATAATATAACATCAGTGTTAATTTTTGTCAATTACTTTTTAAAAGTATTAACAGGCGTGTCATATACCCTAAAAGTACATCTGTACAAGCCGTCAGAATCACGGAAAGAGTGGAAGTCGCCTTTTGTAATTACATTCATGCCGATTAAAATATCACAATCCATATTATGAGTTGATATAGTTGCTTCAGTATTATTTATTATTCCGCCGTCATAAAACGCTATATCTATGTCGCATACAGATACTATTTCCCTTCCTGTTGGCGTATGATTATCAGCATGATATTTAGTTTCTGCTTGAATACTGTCAAACAAACTCTTTGAAATAGCGGAAATATATGCCCCTGTATCAAATACTGCGGCACATTCTTTTGTGATTTCTTTTCCACTTGCTCTTACTTTTATTTTGCTCTTCCACTCTTTCGGCGCAACCGAACTTGTCATTTGTACGCATTTCATGCGTTAATTATCGGTATACTTGGGAGCCGGATTTAATTTTCTCCAAATCGGCGGGGGCTATATCCCAATGCCCATTAACAAAAACGGTTTTTATGCCCATTTCGTTAAGTTTTTTTCGGTGTTCGGGAATTGACGGATATAAAATAGTGCGTATGCTCCTGCTCCAAATCTCTCGGAGTTCTTTTTTTTCTTCCATATTCATGCCCCCCTCAAAACAAAATAATACAATTTCTTATAAAGTAATATACCATTGTGGAGATTTTTGTGCTATACTCGTTTCTGTAAGGAAAACATGATGTTTGCGTACTCATTGAACAATGTTTAGAGAGCATCGGTTGAATCGTTACTACCCATAGCAAAAAGTGCATTTATACAAACCGTCTTTATCTTTGAATGTGTGGAAATCTCCGTCTGCTATAATATCCATTCCCAACAGAACATGACACCCCATGTCGTGAGGGGTTACGGTAAATCTTTGATTTGTTATAATACACCCATCATATAATTCTATATCAAGATAGCAAACGGTATGCCAATCTCCGCCGTTTGTACCTTTCATATATTGTTTATCAACTATTCTCGCACCTAAAAACGCGCGCAATTCCTCTGTAATGCTCGATACTTCTGAGCCTGTATCAAACACCATTCCTGCCGGAGTCCAGTTGTTTTTATGTACTGCCTTTACTTTTAGATCAATTTTCCAACCCGAAGGCTTTTCCTTGCTTGTTATCTGTACGCATTTCATAATTCTGATTATCGGATTGTGTGATGCGTCCTTGACATTCTGCTAAGGTAAACCCTTTATGGTTTCTAGGCTTTTCGTTAGGGTCTCCCGGCCGTCCGCCTAAAGTATAAAAAACTCCATGTTCTCTCGGCGGTTGATTCTTCATCATAAAACGCTCTTCATCTTTCATACAGTCCCCCTAAAAACAAAGAAGCTTTATAAAATTATGTACCATATTTTGAACTTTTGTGCTATACTTTACTTGGTAGAGGTGTATTGTGAAAAAGAGTCTATTTATCTTGCTGTTTTTATTAGCCGCTGTCCTTGCATTTACCGAAGAATTAACCGGTTTTATGGGGATTGATTTTGGAACAACAAAGGCAGAAGCCTCTAAAATTATTGAATCTAAAGGATATAAACTTGTAGACGAAAGTGATACCCACACCAGATATTTAAATCCTGAAGGTGTATGTTATGGATTTCCGGCACGGAATATTCTCCTATCATATTCAAAAGACAATCTTTTTTACAGCGTTGCCTTTGAAGTTCGTTTAGACAAAGACCTTAAAGGCGATGCTCTTTCCGCACTGAAGTTTTTCCAGAAAACTTTTAACTTACAACAGCAACGGGTTGAAAAATCGGGGACTACACTCACGACGTTTTATTATATAGCTCCAAACAACAATCGTTTCATAATGGGAGTATCACCCGATAGAGTATCTTTCGCTTTCCAGCACAAGTATACAAAGGCATCACGACTCAGGTATATAGACGCTTTTGAATTATTAGAAGATATACCAAAAGATATTTTTGTAAAAGAAATGCAAGCGGATAAGTGGGAAACGGTTGACCGCTCTGATACTTCATATATATTTGTAAAAGAAAATGGATATTTCTGTGGAATCTGGACACATAAAGTTATAGCCGAATTCGATAATGAAAAATTATCCGTACTATCCATCATCTATAATCAGGATGCTTACAGTAAAGTATCTTTCATAGATGATATTATTCATCTCATTTCGGACAATATAGTAACTTTAAAAGAAAAAAACAGTACACCTAAAACTGTCAGCTATAAATTTGTAACTAACAATAATATAACGCTGACTTTTACCATTCCGCATTTCGAAGAATCTGATCTTTGGACTCTTACTCTGTCACGGTAACATTCAATGTACCAAACAATTCGATAAGCATTTGTCGCAATAAAGTTATCAATGTTTCTTGATCTCCTTTTGCATATGCAAGTTTTAATGCTTTATTGCTGTCCATAGCCTTAATTGCACTGTCTATTTCACTTTGATCGGGCGTTCCGTTAGCAGAAGGTCTATGTCCCCAAAAACCCGGTTGATATCCGTTCGCTGCGTATTCATATACTAATCTTAAAATCAGTTTGTCTACCTCATCATTTCCGACACCTTCTTTCACAAGCGCAGTACTAAAGCTAAAATCAGCCGTACCCATTTCGGCTTTCATTAGATCATACTCTTTGTCTACCGACATATTGCTAAGATAGTCCGTAGCTTCCCAAAACTTTGATTTTGCCATGAGCGCAACACTGGTTTCTATATTTGTTATCGCATTTTGCCGTTTTGTATCATCGGACTGATAGGCCTCATCTTTCTGCATCGATTCAATGTTCTTTTGGAAGGTTTTTGCCGTCATTTTACCTTCTTGGAACTCTTGGAACATATTATATACATCGACCGCTCCGTGATAATTCAGTTTGAAAATATCTTTAAACCGTTCAACTTGCCCTGCAATATTGCCTTTACCTTCAAGGTCTTGTACCGATTTTGCGATCTGCTCGAACATCGCAGGATTATTTCCTTGCTCCGTTAGAAGCATGGTATCAATATATGTACCGGTGCGGCGGCTTCCTGTCCGCTTTCCATTCTTATCATACGTTTCAAAAAACTTATTTTTTTCTTCTTCGCTAAGATTAGGGTTGTCTAAAATCGCTTGTGCCGCAGTTACTACAATCATATCACTCGTACTTTGTAATCCCGTAGCGCCTGAAATTGCCGAATCCATTTGTCGTAATCGGCTTGCTCCTTGTGCCCCCTGCCACAGCGGATTGTTATCCGAAAGGCGGGCAAACATAGTCATTGTTTTTGACACATCTTCAACGCTTTTTACATAGCCGCTTGCAATCCCTTCTTCAATAACGCTCTGTAATGCTGTCAGAAATTCTTTATCCTGCGCTTTTGTCATTCCTGCTGCTTGCCGTGCTTGACTTGCATAGCCTAAAACATCGCTTCTATCGCCGTATCGATATGCCGTTCCTAACAAGTTTTGAACCGTTGCTGCATCTACACCCGTTGCATTTGCTCGAGCAGCAACCTCGCTTGCTTGTTTTAATGCAAGCTCTCCGGTACCGGCTCCATACTGAGACATCTGCGTAGCAATATCGACAATATCATACGCCGACATGTTCGTACCTTCTGCATACTTTGCTGCTTTTTCAAGTAATTCAGAGGTTCTGCTTGCATTATCTTCCCAAGTCCCCCCTTGCGCATAACGCCTATTCAATGCACCGGTATGAGTAAGACTCCGCTCGTATGCAGAGCCTTCCGCTATATCAGCTCTTTTGTCTCCGGCGATAATATTTCCAATAGTGCCGAGAATCGAAAGAAGTCCACCTCCTCCCATTAGAGCCCAACCGACCGGTGTTGCACCAACCGTCATACCCGCACCGAGCAATGAGCCTCCTAAGTTTTGTGCAATATTTGATCCTCCTTCAAGTACCCCGACATCCGCACCCAAATAATCGCCGTTTGCCATTGCGGTACGTCGATTGAACCCAATACCGGCTATTTGCTGCGCATATCCTAATCCTTGCGTAAAGTATCTCGAAAGGCCATATCGTTTTATTACGTCTGTCGGATCGTCCTTATCTTTTTTCTGCTCATTTAATTTTTTTTCCTGTTCAAGTCGCTGTTTTTCCTGCTCCACATTATTCAATGCAGCCGAAATGTTATAGGCTTCTCTTGACTGCCCTTTTTCCGTCGCTTCTTCAAGTTGATGAGTGAGCTCGTCGATTGTCTTTGTTAAAATCTCAAGGCGCGTATCAAGCTTATGTGCATTCGTGCCGCTATAAGAAGGCACGTGAGCTCTTTGTAATTCTGGGTTATCGGGTTTTAGCCGCCGGGCATTGTCAATCTGATGCGTAATCTGCGCAGCTCGGCTGTAGTCCCCAACCTGTTGGGCTGCTATAAGATCTTGCGCCAGCGTTGCAGTATTCCAGTTCACTGCTCCACTCTGCATTCTTGGGTTGTCAGGCTTTACAAGACGGGCATTATCAATCTGGTGCGTAATCTGTGCAGCACGACTGTAGTCCCCAGCTTGCTGCACTTCTGTAAGTTTTTTTGTCAGCGAACCGAGTGTATCATTTGTTTCATTTGCTGTGTTGTTAAGGCTTTTAAACTCACCGATTGCTTGAGACGCATCTGCCCTAAGTCTAATTTCCGACATATATAACTCCTCTTTGAATACAGTAAAAAAGCCTATTTTCGGTTTTGGCCGGAAATAGGCTAGGTATCGTACTATTCTTCCTTTATGCTTAAAAGGTCTTCATCCGTATATCCTAATTCTTTTAATACCTCAGAAGACGCTTCCTTTTCTTGTTCTTGCTTATCTTGTAGAAAACCAGTCAAAATACTGTCTTCCGTATACGTGTTTGCAAAATCAAAGAATAGCTCGAGAAAATCATCATCAATCTCGTTGAGCGGAACCGGCAACGTCCGAAAATAGACCATCCCCCACAGCTTCAGAAATATTCTTCTGCTCAACAGCTGCTCTATCGGTGTTTGACGCATTTTCTGCAAAGTGAGCTTGTACTTTATTACGAAAAGACCATGCCTTCACGTAAACTTCATTAACAAAGTCTACATCCGGCATATCCCCCCAAGTAAAATTTTTATTTTTCTTTAAGTTGTTAAACCATGCTTCGCCACTTTCAACTACAACGTCTAAGTACGCTACTTGTTGCAGGGCAAAATTAGCGGCTTCATCAAAGCTTGCCGCAGGGATTGTCCCGCGCATCGCTGCTACACGCCGGTCAACATACAGCAAATCTTTTTGCTTCGGAAACTTCACTACAAATTTTCCGCGTGATGTTTCAATCGTTTCCTTCACGGTTTTTCCATTCAGCAAGGAATAAAAAATATCTTCCTGCTTTGCTTCGTCAAAGACTTCTTGCTGTTCAATCTCATCAGTCAGTTCCATTTCAACACCTCTTATTTAAGAATTATTTTACTTACAAGTCGTAAAACTTGTCCTTAAAACCGCAATAACAGGGCTATAAGAGTTCTTTTCGGCAAAAATGAAATAATGCCTCCTGCCGAAAACTCATCGCTTTAAAACCCCATATTATGCTTATTCATTGGTATACAGGTCGGTCGTTCCCCAATCTGTACCGTTTTCAAATCCGATGGATTCAAACGAACAGTTTGCCATAACATATCCCTTCCCCTGTGCCGACTCATCGTAACTCGTCAAAATTGCCCACGTTGTGGAGCAAATAATCGTCTTGTTCCGCATGTCATACAATTCAAGATACGGAATTTTAATAACCTTTTCGCTGTCAACGATTGCGCTTGTTGTCGGAGCAAGGTTCTTTGTAGAAAGCTCACTACCATCAATGCTAATGCCTTTCTTAGGGATAAATCCGCGGAAAGACGTTGAAACGCTCACGCCGGTAGGATCGATACTGACCGGTAAAAAATGTCCTAACACTTCTGCTTTCTGTGTTTGTACCTGTACACGGATTGAATAATCCTGTGCAAAGCCTACAATCTTAGCGTCAGCTGCTGAATTACCGGCACGAACAAAACAGTCTTTTCCCTGAATAAGGCGGTCGCCTTTTAAATTGTAATCTGCCATTTTTTCACCCCCTTACACTTCCACAGTCGAGCGGTAAACCTTGTTTGTCGCGGTAATAAATACAAAGTTATTCGGCGCTCTAACAAATCTGTCAAAGGTCAAATACGTTTTATCTCCGTCAAACCGTACTTTTACATTCTGAACAAGTTCGCCGCTATCGCTTTTTGTCAAAAGCTGCTCAGCATACCATGACCGTGCTTTGTCATTAAGCGTTGCGATAATGGAGCTTTCGCTCGGTTCATCATTTGTGCCCGTTCTCGGATTAAAGGCTTTGCGTAAATCTCTATCCATGTACAGTACCGAACGAATCATACAGCGTTCGTTGAGGATAAGCGAATCGCCTTGATAGGTAGTCATAGCGCGAATACAGACAAGCTCCCCTTCATCGTTTTCGCCGAACGGCGTAATGCCGCCTGCAATCATTTTGTTCAGCTCACCGTCGGTATATTTTTTGTCAAATGAATTGACCTTTATTGCCTTGTTGGTAAGCGGGTTTGAAACTCCTAATGCGCTTTCAATACCGGCGCATTTACAGGCAAGCAGTGCGGGGCTGATGTCTTCGGCAACTCCCGTTAGCGGGTTGTTTGCGTTTGCACCGGTCATAACAAGAGAGACAAGCTCACTATTAAAGCCCCGTGCTGCAGCAAGCGCGGCATCGAGGCTGGTGTTTTTTGCTGTACCAAACCAGCATGTGCGCTCTTTCTTCTTGCTTACTGTACTCATGCTGACGCAATGGTCGGCGATAAGGTTATGAATGTCGCTATCGGTCGCGGCCGTTGCAATAATCTGAATATCGTACTTTTCAAGCTCATCAATCGCATCGCTCCAATCCGAAATCGTAGAAGTTCCGGCCGTCGCTCCCGAAAAATACACATACCCCGTATTATTTTCAGGGACAAGACGCGAGTTTCCTGCAAGCGATACGCTTTCGATATATGCCACACTTTCCAATGCGGTAATAAGCGCCTGCAAATCGCTATTGAACGTTGCAGCTGTCGTTTTGACACTTATACCGGTTACATGATCAAGCTCACTCGCCGCCGTGTTGGGCGTAGTATCGAGGAGCACCGCCGAATAAACGCCGGTATCATTGATGCGTGAAACAATCTCTTCGATTGTTTCGCATTCTTCCCATGTGATAGTAAGACTGTCGGTTGCAATGTCGCTTGTCAGCGTCAATCCTGTTGCGTTGATGGTACAGGTTGCACTTGTTCCCGTTCCCGTATACAGCACGGAAAAAGATTTTTTTGCAATGTTATCAATAACAGTCTCATTGCCCTTAAAGTTTACCAGAACTTTCTTACCCGTCGTCCCGTCTTTCAGCCACAGTTTAAGCTGGTTTGTATGAACGCCGTAATCAGCACTCTTTACATTCAAAATAGACTCACTACCTTTTTTTAGTGTGAGTGCCGATTGAGTGGCGGCATTAACGCGCATACAGAAAACCTGCTGCGGTACAAACGTATTTGAGCCGTTTAATGCGTGAAGAACACCGTCAAGTAAAGACCCGCTTACAAGCAGCTGCTTTGCCTCCGCTTTATCGGAAACACTGTGCAGTGTCAACGGCTTACCGCCCATCGACGTGCCGATGATACACAGTCTTCCTGTAGAAACGCCTGTTCCGCCGCCGGCTACATCACGCCGTGAATAATTACCCGGTATATAATGCTCGCTGGACTGTCCGGCACTATTGAATTTTGCTGGTGAAACACCCATAGTTCATTCCTCCTTTATTTTACTTTGCGATTAAGGACATTCTTAATGATTCCCTTCCATTCCGCTTTCAGATGGATTTCTGCCGCATATTTGCTGCGGAGAATTGCGATAATCCCGCGTTTTTGCGGTTCCAACTGCAAAAAACGCTCCAAACCGATTGAAACCTCTTTTTCAGTTACTTCGGTCTTTTCCGTTTCAGCTTTTGACATGATTGAGTACCTCCGTTACTATTTCGTTTGTTACTTCTGTAAGCTCTGTATTGAGTACAATCTGTTCAACGCAATAATTGACGTCAAACGAAATATGCGCCCCATTCAAAGCGACATCAAAATCAAAGTTATAATTATTGCTCCTCTGTCCGACGATTGTATTATCAAAGAGTGCCGGATCAAAAAAGCCGTATTTATCTTCAAGAATAATAGGAAGAGAACTTGCTGTGAAAAGGCGTAACTGTTCATAAATCTCATTCTTGAGTTGTGCATTTTCTGCCCATATCTCAAAATTGATGGTGTCTTTCCGCCGTGTGCGTACTGAAAAACCATAGCAATAATCCTGTTTCTCGATTGTCGCACGGATTGCAGCAAGCGTATATTCGTCTACAACGGTACAAAGCCCGGGAATATCCCGTATCTTTTCAACGCCTTTTTTGTTTGTGTAGGTTTCTGTTGTTTTGATGATTTCTTGCAGATCGCTTTCGCTTATCCCAATTCCTTCTATATTATTTGGTGCAAGGTCGTCAAACTCGTGAGGCTTTCTGTCATCACTTGTCGTTACAACGACGCAGGGAAAAGAATCGGAAGCATTTTTACCTTCATGCATGTATAATTCTGCAAATGGGTGTTCGGTCGTTACTGATATATGAAAGTTTTTGTAGGTGTTTTCAAGATGGAGTGCTTCAAAATAATCACGAACAATAGCAACGATAGCCTGTTCAAGAATAAGTCCTCTGTTTAAATAACACATCATCTTTTACACCCCGTAAAAACAAAAAAAGACAGCTCAAGAACGCATATATTCTGCGCTCTCCCCGCTGCCTTTTTGAAGTGCAAACGATGATCAACGCTCAAGTGAGTTAAGCAATGATTTTCTTTATAATAAATCCTTACAGCTCTCGTGTCAATGTAACGTCTAAAGCCCCAGTTCCTGTTCTAACCCTTCCTGTATTAAATCATTAACCTCTTCTCGTAATGATCTTTCGATAGCCTCTGTAACATGGTTCGGAGGAATCGCCTTACGAATCCAAGGAGCCTTGCTATCTGCGGAAATAACCCGAAAAGTAAAATACGTGCTTTTCGAATTAGCCAGCATACGTACCATACCTACAGCATTACTTGAAACACCTTCATCACCGGCCGCATCAAGTATGTCCTCAAATGTAACTCTATCCCCCCATGTATAGTCCGCACGTTGAACATCGTCTCCCTGCCAATTCTTTTCAATGTGTACCTCACCTGTCTTTTTGCTTGTTTTAAACTTCTTTTCTTTTATTAGCGCATACAGTGATTGCGGTATAGTGTTGTTAAAATGCGCCCTCCCTCTGCCTGACCCGTGTGGAGTTCCCCACCGGAACGGAATAATCAGAAACGGCTTCCCCTTTTTACTTACGCGGCTTTTTTTCCCTTTGATCCAGTTCGGCACTTCCTTCATTCTTATTTCAGGGCTGCCTTGTTCAATCCGATCCATATACGGCGAATCGGTTTCGATACTCACATCAAAATCACCTATTCGGCGTATTTTAATAGAACGCATAAGATTGGGGTTTGGACTTCTTATATCCGCTGCCCCCGCAACACTCCCACCCATTGCCCAATTCTGCCACGACTTTTGAATGAGCTTAGCCGCCATATCAAAAGCCGTTTTCGTTCTGGGCATAATCGCCCCGCCGTTTGAGCCTAAAAAACCGGTCAAAGCCGATTGGAGCTGCATAAGCGTATCATCTGAAAGCGTTACATCTACCTTTATCATTCTCAAATCCTCTTATTTCCCTTTCGATACTTTCATTATGCGTACAGAAATATATTACAAAGATGGTCGTAAGCAGTGGAAGTATTACTGCGACAGTTGTAAAGTCCTTATCGGTGATTCTGCACCCGGCGAAATCCACTTGCCGCGCTCAAATCAAATAGAAAACATCTGCCCCAGATGTGGAAAGTCAATTACCAAAGAAGATAATATTTCTAATCTACCGGAAACTCCTGTGAAACGATAAGATTCGTAATAAGTTCAGGTCTGTCATCTTTTCCGATTACAACTTCCGGATTATAAGCCCTTACTACGGTATAGCCGTTTTCATTCAAGATTTTCTCGATTTTTGCAGCGTTTTCTTCTGCCGCTTTCTTGAACTTCATGTAGTTTTCAAAATCTGTCTTTGTCATTTTATGCCTCCTTATGCTATAACAAGCTTTTCAAACAGTGCTTTCCGTATAGCTTCTACCCGCATTGCTTTTGTAGCTCATCCGCTACAATGCTGCGGATAGTGCGTTCTTTGGTGTATAGGTTTGTTAAAATGTCTGTTATAGCTTTTTGTATGGTCAGGAACCGCTCTATAAGGCTTTGCTTTGTCTCAACTCCGCCAAGAAAAATATCCATTTCACCCTCGGCAGAATGTTTCAAGCCTGCTCCTAAGTTTTTCATGCGTGAAGCAAAAGCCTTCTCACCTTCATCGTGAATGAGCTTTGCAAGTTTACCGGTAATCTCATCAGGTTTGGACTCTCCGAAAAGCGTCCCCTGCGCAAGATATGTTTCAACATCAGGATATTTTTCATGATTTTTAGCAACGCTTACTGCAATATCAACCGCTTCGTTCAACTCTTTATTGAATGAATACTCTTTACCCGTACCCTTATTTTCAACGAGCGGCAAAATTGCCCGTACCATCTTTTGCCGAATACGTTTGCCGCCTGCACTGTCAAGTTTACGTATATTATTCTCATTCAAAACAGTACCGACAAGGACAGTTTCGGTAAAGTCTTTGCCGGTATCATTGAGCGTACCGTCCGATTTAAGGTACTGCGCTTTTTCATTATCACCGATTATTCCTGCATCAATCAGTTTAGCAACAAAACGTTGGCACCCTTTAGCATCTGCATACAACTCTCCCATCGTTTCATAACTTGAGAGTTCCGAAGCAAGCGTCTGGATTTTTTCTTCCGTAAGCGTTTTAGTAATCTTGACCGCTTTCTCCACATTACTCATCGTCTTTTTGGTATCGCGGTTGAACTGCGCAAATTCTTCGGTTGTATACTCACCTTCATGTTCGGCATCTATTTCGAGAATAAGGCGCGGATGTTTAAAACCGTCAAGATCGCTTTCTTCCAGCCCGTATTCATCTATCATCTCTTTTAAGTCGGCGACATAAGCCGCATCGGTACCGTTTTTAGCGGCAAGTTTAGAAGACATCGTGCGGTTATTGCCGCTTACAACAATGCCGTCTTTTGTAACGATAGGCGGTGATTCAAGGGCAAGTGAATTAAAGTTTGCCGCTATCTTTCTCACACTTTCTTGCGCATCTTTATCATTTTGATAATCACGGTCATTGACGGTTTTACCATCTTTAGATGTCGGGAATCCCGGTGTCGGCGAATATGTATGTTCGTCATGGCTTGCCGTCGGTGCTTCCGCTTCCACCAGCTTGTAACGACATTTAATTTTTGTACCGTTCGGAAGTGTTACCGTTTTTTTGTTTCCCGTAATGCTTGGCGCGCTTTCATATTTTGCGCGGATTTGCATAATCGCACTTGATTTTTTACCTGATTGTGGTACACTTGTCGTAGGGGTTTCAGAAAGAGTCTCTTCTGTGTAATTACTATTAGAGCGTGTGGTCTTAGTAGTACCACCTTTTTTATATTCCTCAAATATCCTTGCCGCCTCTGCTTCAAATTCATGTTTCAACTTCTCATTGAACTCCCTTGCCTTTTTCTTTTCAGAAGCGGGCAATTTCTTAAACATATCTGTTTGCGTATTCACAGATTCATATCTTTTTGCCTCTCCAACAGCCCATACATCCATAAGGCGGTCGCGTCCCGCTTTTATATAGCGCTCGTTATTCCATTGTTTTTTAAAAAAATCCGCAATAATTTCTTTTCCACTTTTCAGTCTTTCTTTGAATTCATTATCTGTAAAAAAGCCTTCTTCTTTTTTCGTGCTCTCATGCTTATCGTTCAATCCTGAAACATAATCGCGTAATTCCTGCACAAATGGTAACGGTTTCCCGTCCTTATCGCTAAAGCGATCGCGGTTTTCAAGCACAAGCTGTAGCAGTTCTTGAGAGGTTTTGCATTGCTCTGCTTTTCGTTTTAATGCGGCAACAGCGAGCTTTGCTCCACGCGAATTGCTATCATACTTCGGCCGCCATTTCCCCGGTGCAATCTTTATATATTTCTTGCCCTTCCATTCCCGTATCGTACCCACGGGAAATTTGCTTTTTACAATGGTATCGATCATATAGAAAAAAGACTTTTTTATTCCGTGCGATTCTTCTTCCGCCAGCTGTGTTAAGCATTCGATAATCTTGTTTTGAAAATATCGAAACTTTTCATCTTTTTTACCCGTTCTGTTTAAGTCGTTTGACTTTACCACGGCTTTTAAGACAGAACCTGCCACACCGTGTGTAAAAAAGAGTGATTTCTGTAGTGCATTCAACGTGCTCTGTTGAAAAACGATTTTCATGTTTTCGCCCCTCACTATTTCCTATTCAAGCCTCGCGCTTCTCCGTACGTGTCATACAGTTTGATTACCGCTTTTTTAGGCATTCGCTGATTCTCACTTGTCCGTATTTGCGGAATTGTTTTAACAACCTTGTATGTCGGGTACACTTTATACGTAATGGCATACCCCTCTCCATCTTCCGGCCGATCATCGCATAGCCATTTTAGGTAGTTTGTACCACATAGAATAAAATCGGTTCCTTCCATATAATCACGCTCTTTGCCTGAACACTTTACAATCCCATCGACAAAGTATGCCGGTATAACATCGTATTCAGCGTCTTTTTTTGCTACAACGCTTTTTTGTGTATAGGTTCCGCTTAATACGGTAATAACGTCATCAGCAGAAACATCAAACGTGTAGGGAAAGGTAAGTACCGCATCTCCGTTATTATCCTGCATTACCTGTGCATCGCTTTTTGAAAGATTTTGATTGAGGATGACAAAAGTAAACGGCGGAATATACTGCACCTGTTCTATAAAAAGCGTTTTAGGTGGTACTTCCGGTAAATTTTTTATGAAAATACAATCCTGCCGGATTTCTCCGACTTCGTAAGTATTTCCTTCCGTATCGTGTACCGTACCGATATGTTCAATATCGCCGGGAACGGTATGATACAACCCTTCCGTTTTTGTTCTTGAACTGCGCAAGCCTACTACCCGATAATAGCCGTTACCGATACTTTCAGCTTGCGTATGTTCAACCGTTTTTAAGACAGTTGCTGTCATTATGGCAGTTACATAAACACCTTTTGACGGCAGATTCTCGGTATTAAGCATCACAAAGGTACCTGTTTTTTTTGCGTTTTCGTAGATGTGTCCGGCATTGTCATAACATCGGGTAAGTAAACAATCAATAAAGGCTCCATCGAGTTCAATAATCCCTGAACTATCGCATACCATTACCGTTTGAGAAACGGTCGCTTGTTTCTGATAACCGTATAGAACGCCAAGACCGCCGCATTTTTTACAATGGATGTCCGGCTGCTGCGTATTTGCTTTTATACACGGGCATTTTGAAGCAACACGCCAGCGTACCCATTGACCGTGCCGCTCAATAAGCGCTTCGTAATTTTCTTTTCCAAGTTCAAGTTGAACAGGACTGTTTTTACTTAACCCTTGTCCCATATTTTCCTTGTTATATCTTTTCGTTATTTATGCGTATCGTATTCAATTCGTTCCGTAAGACAAGCAAGATATTCTTCCATTGCCTTTACCTGTTTTACCAAAAGCGTAGTTTGAGTTTTATCCATGCCATACGGTGGATTCTTGATAGCCTTCTTTGCTCGTTTTATTTTACCTTCAAGGTCTTCTTTTTCGGTTACCATTTTTTCAAGATAGTGTTGCATTTTCTTGTTCCTCTTTTTTAATAAAGTCAATTTCAAAATCAAGGTATTGCCGGGCTTTCATTAAATCCTGCAATACACTATTGCCATCTTTACGTCCGTTTCGTGAAATATACTTAACCGCGTTTCCAAGATTGAAGTTTAGCCCCCAATCATGAATAACATCTTTCGGTTCATACTTACGTCCTTTACAATAATGTGCAGGCTTTTTTATCAAATCATCCATACTGCTCATTCCAAAAATAATTTCTCTTGTATGTTATAAACAGCCGATCGGCATGTTTGCAAATTTGTATTTATTTTGTTTGATATAGTTGCTTATATCGTCTTTGTACTCTTTAATTCGCGCTCCAAAGTATGCCGATGTAGCTGACTGCGTGGAGCTAAAGGATTCGGAAAGACCGTCCATACTCAAAGAGCTTGAGGAAAAACCGGACATAAGACCGTCGCCGATGATATTTAAGAGACTTACCGCCGCCTGCTTTGCAATTATTTCCCGCAGGTCTTGCGGAATGTCATCGCTTGTTTCAAACCCCGCATCATAATCAATCAAATAAAAAAGCTGCGATTGTAACGTCTGATTACCGTACATGCCGACAGCTGTTTGAATACCACTCGATGTTTCACTCGGCCTCAAAGGTCTTTCCATCAGCTTTAAAAGACCTTTTGTTTTATCAACGATTGTCGTTTGCGTAATGTTTCGGCAGCTCTGCCAACGCGAAAGGAGTTCCAATTTATGGAGCTTGAGTATCGGTCGCTGCCGTGTTTTGATTACTCCGTACCGTGAAATACGTGCATATTTAAAATCGTAGACCGCTTCGTCCGTGTCGTAATCAATACCTTTCACAAGGTTTCTTTCTGCGGCATTGCACCGTATTTTTCGTTTTTTAATTGTAATATCCAGTTGCCGTTCAATCTCCGTGGTACTGGCATCAATAAAATACCGTATCTGTTCGTCCGTATAGGATTGTCCGTTTGTCGCTTTGAAATCGGTACCCCATAAATACGTGAACCGTAAATCATCGGGAGTAACGGCAGTTCCCCAAGTTCCCGGTGCGGTTTTATAATTGCTGAACGTATATCCTATCGCTTTATCACCGCTTGAGCGAACCCAATTTGAGTATGTATATTCTGAATCTGCAAGGTTCACTGCCTCAAAATCGATATAGCGGTATGAATAGAGCTTGTTTGCTTCAAGATTGAAATGATCGAGAATATCCCCATTTACACTCATGGAGACAGTGCCGGCACCGGGAATACGAAAGCCGTTTACAGTATATACCCAATAGGTATCATCAGTGTTTGACCGTCTTTCAAGACGGAAACCTGCATGATGTGAATCGTTAATCGTAATGACAATTTTACCGCCTACCGATACTGCCGCTATCATATTCCCTTTCGCCTTTTACTATGTTACTTAAACGAAAAGCCCGGAACCTGCGAGAAATGGACGGCATCTTCGAGTTTCACTTTGGCATAGCCTTTATCGTCAAACGTGATGATTTCTCCGGTAGCTCCGGTTACAGACTTTCCCGCTCTTTTTTCCGAAATAACTTCTACAAAGCCGTCGGATGAAACATTGAACTTAAAACCTGTGCCGGTCTTAGGCTCTTGTTTCACTTTTTCAGGATCATCATCAGCGTCATCAGTTTCATCGGTACTGTCGTCCGTTTCGTCAGACACGCCGCCTGTTTCGTCAGCCGTCGTTTCAACTTCGGCTTCACTACCCGCGGTTACCGTTTCGTTATCTACGCCGGTATCGCCGGTATTCACAAGAGCCGGATCGTCTTTTACCGGCTTGGCACTTTCCGTTGCAGGTACCGCCTGTTCGTCAGCCGCTGTTTTCACTTCGGCTGCCGTAGCTTGTTCTGCAACACCGGTTTTCTTTTCCGATGCTTTTCTTGCCATTAGTACAAACCTCCCGTATACGCGATGTTCTTAACAAGACCACATTGTTTCGGAGCGCGAACTTCAAGCGCACCGAACATCATAACAAGGAACGGGGTTTCCGCCTTGTTTACCGGAGACAGCGGGAACGTACATACCGGCAAAAGCTGGGCAAAGGTGTACACCGGCTGGAAACGTTTCTTGGGCAGGAAAATCATGGAAGCCGTTCCCGGCAACTCTTCATTCTTGTCCTCGTAAACCGTAGTAGATTCCCCTGAATCCGCTACCTTATCCATTTCCATCACTTGCGTACCGTCCTTTTTGGAACGGCAGATAATGTAACCGGTTCCACGCACACCGGAACCCGGGGTAATGGTAAGCGTTACCTTATTACCGGCCGCGACCGTCGCAGCAGCGGCAATAGTGGTGCCCGCCGAAATACCGTACTGGTTTACGGCATGTACCGTGTAAATGTAATCACCGGCATCCGATGCAGCAAAAGAAGAACCCGTACCGCTTGATGCGGCCGTAACGCTTGCAGGAGCGGCGGGGCGTTTGGTTGTATCCCCTTCCGCAACGACCGTTCCTTTCACTTCAAAGAACATATCATCACCGGCTTCTTCACCGCTTAACGCGATGTTTGCGCCGATGGCCGTTCCGTAATCGGGAATTGATTTGAAAGAAAGATTGGGCACCGGCTGATTCATAATGTACCGCTGTTTTTCTTCAAACAATTCTTTTATATCTTTGGCAAGCACGGTCGGGAAAAGCGCCTTATCGATAAATCCGCCTTTTCGCCGGACTTTTGCGGCAATTTCGTCAAAGATTTTTTCGCCGTAAGTACCGATTTTCGCACCTTTAAGGTTGATGATATTGCGGTCAGCTTCCTTCGCTTTATTGATAGCGGCAAGGAAACCGTCAAATTCGGTCGGAACGATAGCCGAATCCCCATGAAAGCACATGTATTCGGAACCTTTGATGATGGTCTCAACGCCAGAGATTTTTTCGCTTGCAAGAGCGCCCTCAAACGTTTCGGCAGATTCCATCTGCTTGGTAACCGAGCGGCGTGTTTGCAAGTATTTCATTGCAAAAGGCATACGATTAAGTGTTTGGTCTGTGTCAACAGATTCTCCGCCTTCGGCAACGGAAAGATGACGCCAATCGCCATGTCCGGTGCGTAAGATGACCTCATGCACGGTAGATTTAACCGGCGTCTTCTTCACTTGATTCATAACCTTGCAATCTTCTTTCAGTTGCGAAACAACATTCACAACTTCCGATTCAAGGTTTTCGGGAATTAAAACACGGCCGCCGGTAAATTGTGCGGCATCCGTGCCGTAGCCTGCAGAAAGTGCTTTCTGCAATTCGTTTACTTCCGGTGTATACATTTCACCGGAAGATGTACTGTCAAAAAAGCCCATTATTTAGCCTCCTTCGCAAGCTCTTTCTGCAAGAACTTGTAATATTCGTCTTTCATCGGCTGACCGGTGTGCATACACTTTTGCATAGCCGATGAAATCATACTGGATTTAATCATGTCGATTGTCCCATCCTGTACGCACCGCTGTAAGATGCACTGCACTCTATACAGGTCGTCCTCCGTAGGTCTTCCTTTTTGAATAGATGCTTGTGCGCCTACTCCGTTGTTTGCTCCGGCCGTCCCGCCAAAGCTCTTGTTAAGAACCGATTTCGGCGGAAGCTGCTGGTTGCCGATTGCGTAAATCATTTGAGCAAGACCTTCAATCGCCCCGCCCAAATCTTGAATCTGCTCCTGATAGGCTTCGATAGACTTGCGCATTGCAGTAAGGTCTGCATCAATCGCTTTAAGCACCTCCTCACCGCTCACATCATCGCCGCCATCATCGTCATCATTGCCGTTTCCACCGTCTTCTCCGGGATCAGCTTTGTTTTTCTTGATGTCGTCGTCATCATTGTTTCCTGCGGGATCATTGCCATTTGCGCCGCCTTCATTCTTTTTGATGTCGTCTTCATCTCCATTTCCGCTGCCGCCTATAAGAGACTTTAAAAGGCTTGCAACAGAATCGCTAAATGATTTTTTCATCATTAACCCTCCTTGATCTATAATTTCTGCGATTATTTCGCCGGTTTTCTCTTTTGGTACACCATGTGCAGTCAGGTAATCAGCTGCATCTTGTGTGCCGTTTACCCGTCCTCTTTTCAACATTTCAATAAGCCCCGCAATGGCTTCCTGTGTGTCTTTGTCCGCTGTATCGGTTTGTGGTGTTTGTGATTTCTCGGTTGTATCAATTGTTTTGGTATTCGTATCTTCCGGGATAAGAGCTTGCCCGCCGGTAGTAGTAGCTGAATCGGTGTTGTACCCTGCGCACAGTGATTTCTTTATTTCAATCGGCAAGCTTTCAACAAATTGTGCCGATGTCATCGACTTTGCAAAAACGGCATAGCCGACAGTATTGTTTACCGGCATAGTGGTAAGCGCTAAATCATTCCACAGCACATGAGTAATTTTTTCAACGCCTGTTTTTACATTCTTTATGACTTTCGGGAATATGCCGCCGACACTTGCTCTTACGCGGGTAGAACCCGCTTTCAGCATTTTGATTATATCTTTTGCTTTTTCATTCGTTGCGTAGAGCTTGCCCTTTACGATTGTTTTTTTTGTCTTTTCGTCAAACAGTACGTCTACCGGTTCTCCGATAATCATAGAATCATCGGCTATTACATTACCTTTTTCGTCCTTACGTTTGTGAAGATGGTTGTATGAGATAACGCCACCTTTTAAAAACTCCTCTTTGGATTCCATCAGGGCATTTTGTAGGACTATTTGATTTTGTAAGTCTAAATTTTCGTTACTAGCTTCTACTTCAAACAGGTAATTACCGAAATCGTCTACTTTTCCTTTTGATTTTCTAATTTCAAGATCGAGATAAATAGTGTTAAACGCATCCGTATCGGTCATTGCTGCACCTCGTAAAAACAAAAAAAGACAGCCTCGCAAAAGTTCAGTACCATCCGTACTGTCTTTTTAGCGGCTGCCTTTTTAAAGTGCAAATCGCAATTAAGAAGTATATATAAGATTATTCTTGTTTATTATATCTTAGAGTTAAGAGAGGGATTTGTCAAGGATTGTAGTCATTTTTCAATTTCTAGTCACTAAATACACGATCGATTATATCTTGAAACTCTCTAAAAAGCTGCTTTGCCCGCTCACTGCGAAAAGTATCGTTAAATCCATTGCTTTTGAGCGCATCGGCAATACTCTGATAATACCAAGGTACCAAACTTATATAAAACGGAACATTTGAACAAGTTCTTTCTCGTCCTTTGAATATATGATATTATTAAGCATGAAAAAGCCTCTACCTTCGTAGAAACGTATCAAGCTTTCTTTTTTCTCACATTCCAAGAAAACCGTCTTTCCACTTGAAAGCCTAAAAATCTTGTATATGTGTTCGATGGCAAAGTTCATCAGCTCCGCACCGCTTATAGAAGCGGATTGTTTAGAGAAATTCCTACCGAATTGAGCTATAAGAATTGCCGGCAGTTTGTAGCTTGCAGAGTGGGTATCAAAACTGCTGAATCGTTTTATCATTTTTTCCTGTGTCGTCGATAGATCAACACGTCTCACGGTAAGTGTTTTTATAGCAAGCGTAAAATAACCAAGTAAATCTACTGAATTACTGTCAAACGTAGAAACGAGGTATGTTGAAGATGTATATAATTTTGCAGATTGGACGGCTTTTGTTTTCAGAAACGATTCAACATCTTTGTTTATAGATTCAAAAAGACTTGTAAGCGTTGAACATAGCTTTTCATCACCGCTTGCCGAATAAAAGTCGGACAGCAGCGTTACATTAACCTTGCATTTTTCGTACTGCATTTACCAGTTCTGTAACTTGCTCAGGTGTTGACATTCTGATTGATGATTTTTCCAGCTTAGGCGGGTTTTTAAAAGATTTTTCAAACATCCGCATAAAGCTCGCAACTTCGGTCTTGTTCCGCAGTGTAAAAGTCTTTTTAATACTTGATGTTGCCATTTTTTACCCCCTTGCTATGATTTTTACATTCATAATATATCATATTTCGGGATAAATAACAAGGTTGTCAATAGTTTTCTTCTATTTCGATATGATAGCTAAAGGTAACTTTCAATCTCCGATTCACCAATACCACCCCACATACAATCAACGGGGATATTGCTATGCTTTAGTGTCTTATCTTTCAACACAATAAAGCTTTCGCCTAAGATATTTGCGGCAAATACTGTATCAGAATCGCTTAAAAAATACCGATATGGCATAATTTCATCTTCAATAATGCCGTTTTTTTGGTAATCTTTAAGTATTATGAGAGCTGCTTTTTCTGGTATCTCATTGTTATATTCAAAATCTCCTACGATAAAAGCAATGTGGCTTTTTATCCATTTTAGAGATTTTCTCGAAAAATAAAAATCATCTGTCTCGTTCTTTTTCCACAGCCCGCCGTTATCATCAAGATAGTATTTCATGTGTATAACCTATAAATAAAAAGACCGCGAGATTTTCCCACGGTCTCATTTTTAAGTATTACCAACTTCCACTTTATGCTGCAGCAATTTCGGCCATACGCTTTTTAGCATATTCTTCCGAAACGCCACCCCACATAGGATTGAATCTTGTCGTTGGTTCAAGTTTTTTCGTCTTGTAAGAGAAGACGAATGTTTTTCCATTTTCGTCAACAGCCCAAATATCTTCATAATCATCTGCGTAATACTTCATAGCCTGCCTCCTACATCTTTACTATATCATAAAAAAATAATACTGACAAGTTTTAGCCGATATATTCAACCAAGTGTTCAAAATGCTCGATTGTATCACTGTTTAAAACCCCGTCTGCCTTTGCCTGCCGGTAAAGCGGGATTGCCTGTTTCATTTGCCCCCTGATTGTCGCCGCAAACGGCTCATGCTTATAATCTTTGTCAAAAATATTCAAGGCACCGTCTTGTCCCTTTGGTATATCATTGGTCGGAAATGTCCCATTTTCTGAATATCTGTTTGATAAACCGTAAACATTCTTTTGTGCCGTTACTATCACATCAGCAAGCTGCTGATACTTCGTATTTCCCCGTATACTTCTCCATACCTCATACAGCGCATGTCCGTAGCGTTCCTTTGCCACCATATTGGCGGTAGTATTGACTTGAAGTTCAACAATTGCGCCGTTTGACAGTTTTATATTTGCATTGATGTCTGAATATCCGACAGATTCAGGCGATGTAGGTTTAGCGAAATTATTTTTAATCCGTGCAACTTCCTTCATACCGTCAAGATGCGTTAGCACATTCGCTACATCTTCAATACTGTTAAGACAGATTGTGTGCCCGTCGCAGTCGCGGATAGTCCGGCAATGATAAGTGTCTGTGCTCTTGTCGTACAGTACCTCTTTTTTTCCTTTTTCTTCATTATCTTTCTGGTCTTCACGCAGTTTTTCTTTGATTCGCTTTTCACTTTTCAAGCTCTGCCGCTTCATAACGATAGGGTTCAGTGCTGCGAATTTTTGACATATCCCATCGGTAATATCGCTAAACTCTCCGCGCACTGCATTGATTGTATCATACAATCCTTCGATTGTATCGCATGCTTCAGGCTGCATACCATCAGTACCACGCCAACCGGATTTAATGCTATTTTGATTCATAAGTCCGCGGATGGCATCATTAGTATTTATCATTTTAGTAACTTGTTTTATATCGCTATGCAATACTTTGAATGATTGCCCTTTAGCTTTCCCGGTTCCTAATACCGTTACCCCGTCTCTACCTAGGTCGACAATTTTACCGGTTAACGGCTGTCCATCCTTCATAAAAATGACGTGATCACCGCGTGTATGTGCGTATGAGTGCATATTTTGTACATCTTGCGCGGTCTTTTTCTGCGGCTTTACCGACTGCGCTTGATCATTTTTTACCCATACCGTACGCCGGTGCCCGTTCTTGTCGGTAATGATTTCTTTTCGCAATTTCGCTAAATCCCGTTTACCGAACGCCTTTTGCATTGCATCTAATGTTTCCTGTTGAAAAATAATCCTCATGTTTTTGCCTCCCGCTTATCAATCTTTGTGGAAATAAAAAAACGCCGACTACTCCCTACTGTTGTGTTAGGGAATAATCGGCGTTTGCTTTTGCATAACAACCGTTATCAGTTTATTATGTGCCGTCGGTATGAGTAATACCGCTTATGCAATCCGTGAAAATGCGCTTTTCCTAAAGAACAAGTTTCCGTTCTTGTCAAAGTAACACCATGATTTCTTTACTCCACTGCCGAACCTTTTATCGTTTTCGGCTTTTATCTTTGCTTTCCATTCATCATCCATCGGATGTAAATCATTCATAATGCCGTCTACATTCAGTTTTACCAGCTCATCAACGCTTAGAATATTTTTTTTATTCGCTTCGTTGTATGCAATAGCTTCTTGTAAAAACTGCTCCCGCATGTCTTTCGCCTTATCGATGTTCTTTTTAGCTTCATCCATAAGGCGCACATAATCCTGTATTTTTGCTTCGCAATCTTTTTGAGAGTGCATATTCTTTGAATCAAGATAAGAACGGCAGGATTCTCGCGTTTCAGTCAGTTTTTTTAGGTTTTTGTTGTAGGTCTTGATAAAGGATTTAGACCGCGCAATCCCTTCTTCTTGTCCGGTTATAAAAAGGTCGAAATCGTGCAAGGCTTCATCATACCCGCTCCTACCGTTCCGCCATCCCCATCTGATATTACTTACAGCAGTATCATATTTTCCCAACGCCTCACGGTCTTGGTGTGAAAAGGAATCTTCTTTTCCCTTATAATCTTTCTTGAAAAGAGCGAGCTTCTCTTTAAGGTCTTTGATATTCTGCTCATATTCAGCAATCTTTTTTTTCTCTGCGTCAACGCCTTCAAATTTCCAATCAATCCCGTTTTTAGCATTTTCCGCTATTTCTTCATCACTCTTAAAGGCGGTTTCAATCTGTTTGTGCAGTACATCAATAAGCTGGCCGTACATTTTTTGGTCGCTCTTATTTCTTTCCGTAAACTCCATCACTTGTAAATCAGCTCGTTTATTCGGGTCTTTTATAAGCGCAAATTTTAATTCGTCAGGATTCACATCCTGTGAGTTCATGGCATCGCCTTTATACGAATACAAATCGTTGGTACGGCTGCTTTTTTCATCGTGTTTTTGGTAAATCATTGGGTCAAGAGAGTCGTGCATAAGCGGCGTTATACAGTGGACAATCCCTTGCCGATTTCCCTGCCGCCAACCGCGCCCCCAAAGCTGTTGAACGTCGGTAGGATTCCAGTCAAGCTGGGTACAGTAAATCGTTGTGGTGTTTCCCTGTAAGTTACAACCTTCTTTAATGGTGCTTGAACCGATGATAACCTTGCATTTCCCGTCAGGGTTGTTGAAATCTTTAAACGTTTCGTCGCGTGCATCAATTTCTTTGTCGGTATTCGTTCCGCCCTTAATCAATGCAATCGCCTCTTTCGGCATACCGTGTTTTACGAGGTAGTTACGCACCTGCGGAAACTGCTCAACACCGCTTGGCATATACATAATCTGCCCGTTCTTCTTATTCTGTTTGTACTGCGCGATAATTGAATCGCAGGTAAACTTCAACTTCGGTGACGATTCAACAAATTCGCTCGCTGGCGGAACATCATAACCTTCAGGAATAAAACTGGGGTCAACCAGTACGGGACTTAATGCGCAATTTTTCATAGCATTCATAGCGCGGAACATATAGCCGTCATCTCGCTCTTTTTTCGGTGTTTGTTCTTGCTTTTCAATATATGCGCTGCACTCATTCATAATTGCTTTTTGTAGATCAGAAAGCTCAAGCTCCGGTGCGTGAGGTCGTTTATATGGACGTACAACGCCCGCTTCTTCACCGTCCACTTTATCCATATATGACACCAAAAGCCCCTGTAATTCTGAAAGGTTTTCAAAGCCCTTTACGACCGGCGCTTCGGTTACACGATTGGCCTTTACGACGTATTCACGCTGCACCTTGCAGAAGTTTGACACGAATTGCTCCAAAGAGTAATAGCCCATTTCTTTGAGCTTATCACGTGCCATATAGGATAAAATAGAATACACTTCGGTCGGTGAGTTCTGAAACGGCGTTGCGCTGAACAAAAAGGTATTACGCCCGTCGTTATGACGCTGAATAAGCTGTGTAATTGCAAAGAGCTTTTTTGCTCTATCTGCTGGCTCTCCGCCGCTTCCAAGTCCGTCAAACTCGTTTGATTCTCCTTGCTCGTTTTTACCGTTTTTATTCATGTGCCGCGGCATCTTAAACAGGTTACGAAAGTTATGTACTTCGTCTACGGTGATATGATCAAATCCTAATTCACTGAATTGTACCCCTTCATCGCGTGTCTTTGACATATTTCCAGTAAGCTCTGCGGCTTTCTCGGAATTTTTAGCTCTTGTACGCTTTGATATTTCAGCATCTTCTTTTGCCTTTTTCAATGCTCCGTACTCAACATCTTCTTGTATTTCAGCCTCTTCTTGCTCATTGAAGCCGATATTTTCCAGTCCTTCGTAAGTACAAACCGTAATACTACCGTCATCAATTTTCATTCCTTCTTGCCAGTAGTGTTTAGAGAAGTTTTTTACTTCATTTACTTTAATATTGGGGAAAAATTGATGAATTGATTTAATCCAGTTCGAATATACTGCATTTGGTACACAAATAAGCGGCCTTTTTGCTCTCCCTGTTTGAATCTGATTGACTGTAGCGACAATTCCGCACGCAGTTTTTCCAACACCCACATCATAGGCAAGTAAGCCGGTGCCTTTATTCGTCAGCATGGAAATTCCTTTCATTTGCTGTTCGGAAAGATTGAACTCTTTTGAACCTTTATGCGTACACATACCGTCTACAAAAATCGGAATCTTTGTATAATCAGGGTTTACAAATGAATTCGCCTTATCATTCCATGCTTCAATGAGTGCGGATTGTTCCTCAAGATTTAATCCTTCCGTAAGATACCGGTTGAACAGTTTTATTGCCGTATCACGTCTCAGTTGCATTTTGCGCTCTCGGTAACGTTCTTTGCTTTTTTTATCATCTGTTCCGGCTTCACCTCGATCAAGTCTTAGTTCTTGTTTCTCTATGAATTTATCTATATCACTCCAACTCAATTCGGGCGGTATTTCTTCGCGGGCAACAGGAGAATCGCTCGGGTCATAATTACGCCGGCCGTTTAACACCCATGCGCGGAACCCACTAATCAGGTTGCCGCCATCTTTCATAACATATTCACGTGTCCAATCAGTAATAGGTGAAAGCGTAAAGCCGTCTGATTTTTCAACCTCAACCTTATTTCCGTTTTCGTCGATTTCGGTCTCTTTCCATGTGCGTAAAAATCCTTTTTCTTTAGGGCAAACCGCCTCAAGCAATGATTTTTTAAGCGTATACTGCGGATCGTTTTCGTCAAGCTCTCGTAACTTCTGTCGGATATTCCCGCTTGCGTAATTGACAACGTTTGTATACACCTGACCATCCTTTACAAAGTGATCGGAGTGTTCGACATACTTTTTTTGTTCAGGGGTGAGTTTTGTCATATCAACGTTGCCGAATTTATCGGTAACCTTCCAAATAGGCAGGTCTTGCGGATCGATATTCTTGCCATACTTTTTATTGAATGCATCTGTATCAAGCAAATGCGCCTTTGGGTCAATCGGATAATCGTGCTCACCGGCAGCATTCTTGTTACCTTTCATCGCATCAGAAAGATGGGTATGACTGCTGTCTACATCAGCAAACGCAATCTTCTCACTCTTGCCGTCTACATTCACAACAACACCCGTTATTTTACGGTTTTTCCCATGCAAATAACCGACAACAAGCCCTGTTCCTTTTTCAGTCTGCACAAAATCGCCGAACTTTGTTTTATCGGTGATTTTTTCTGCTTTCTTTGTCTCCGGCTGTGCTGTCACATTTTTGGCAACTGCTTCAATCTGCTTTTCTACTATCGTGTGCCCGACATCGATATTTGCAACGGCGCTTTCAAAGGTTTCTCCATCTTTCGGTTTTACGTAGGTTTCTTCCTTGCCGAAGCGTCCCGTCCGACTCGATACTTCCCCTGCTATGTGCCCCGGATTGTTTGTAAAGTAATTTTTAAACGTGTCTATAGTAGTGCCTTTTCCTTTGCGGAAAACGACAATATCGGTTCCGACATCGGTACTTTCAAAAGTCCCGTTCGGAAGCCGCCACGCCTCAAGTAATTCGGCTTTACCGGCTACTTTCTCCAAGTCCTTATCGTATGCACCACCGCCGTCTAAAAATCCGCTCGGTACTACCATTGCCATAATACCGCCGTCTTTGAGCGTATCAAGGGTACGCGCCATAAAGTACGATTCGTACCGCTCGAAGTCTTTGCCTTCTCCCAATCCCTTATATTTACCGGTATATGCTCCATACGGCGGATTACCAACTGCGACATCGTATTTTTCAAAGTCTTTTGTGAAGCGTCCTTTTTTCTGCTTCATAAAGTTTTCTTGAAAAGCGCCTTGTACAATTTCAGCATCAGGGTGTAGAATGTGTGCAATTCTGGCAGAATCTTTTTCAAGTTCAAACATCGTAAACTTTTCACTTCTACCTTCAGCAAAGCGTCCTATACCGCTGGACGGTTCAATGACGGTTTTGTCTTGTCTGGGATTATACTTATCGACAAGCTGCCACACTTTAGAAATGACATTGCGCGGCGTGTAAAACTCATAGAGAACACCATTGTTTGAACTTCCTTCCTCATCCGTTCCGCCCGCACCTACATACTGTGAAAGAATCTGTTTGTCCGCTTCGGTAATGTCAGAATCGGACTTTTTCAGGATTTCGCGGCACTGCTCACGGATTTTCCGCGCCTGCCCTTTGGTTATTCGTCCTCGTCCTCTGTTAACATCGCTGTCTGCATCTGCAAGTCCTCTTCCAGATTGATTAGAACTGAATACAGGTTGACTTCCGTTATCTCCATTTTCTGGGCTAGACACATTCTGATTGCTTGCATCTTTGCCCCTTCCAATCCGTACGTCTTCAACACCTGCGGAAACTCCTCTTTGCTCAGTGTCAGTGTTATTTCCTTCATTTGCATTACCTCCATTTTCAATATCGGTATCAACGCCGTCTTTCTCGGCGTTCTTGTTTCCCTTCATAGCGTTTGAGCGGTTGGCGTGTTTTTCCGCCTCGCTTTCTTTATTTTGGGTAAGGTCTATAATGTGAGCCTTGCCGTCCTTAACGTCCTGAATTGTCATGCCGCCTACAGAATCTTTGTAGTAGTTTTCAAGCTGCTTTTTAGAATCTTTGTCGGTAAACACGCCATTTTTAGCGGCTTCTTTTTGTTTTGCCGTGCTTTCCTCTGCCTCAATACGTTGGCCATCTACACTGTAAATACTCCATACTTTACGCATCAATGAACGGTTTACAATCATCTTATCACCGTCAGGTGTTTTAGCGGCGGGTTCGGCTACGCTTTTTGCTCTTGCGCGTTCTTGTACTGTTTTCTGCTGTACCGGTTCTTTGTATTTATCGCGGGCTTCCTTTTTTGAAAAAAGACTGTCCCACTTTATTTTATTCGTAAAATACTCAAGCACGTGAGCGGCGAAAGTCGGCTTGTCTGCACCGAAATCTTTTTTGATGTCGTGCTTTGCATAGTTGTCATCGATCTTCTTTTGCTTTATGCCGAAGCACTCAAGCAACGCCTTAAATGGGTGTTTCCAACTATCTTGATAAACATAGTTATAGCCTTTACCCGTTTTTTTCGGATAACGGCGGATATACTTCACCGCACGAGCTTTGTTTATCTCGTTCAATTTGTCCCGCCAACGTTCCAAAAATTTAATTTCTATCATAAACAGCCTCCCTCAATATGCTTAAAAGTAAATTTTCGTATATAAATTCACACATTTTCTATTAACAACCTTGTAAATGCTCCAATTTCTTACCATGCCATTTTTTTAGCCTCACTTTCTCTTTGAATACTTCGATAGGTACCGTATCAACGCCTCCAAAAAATCCGCTCTTGTCGTATTGCGAAAAATAAGCCTGCTTAGCCTCTTCAAGCGTGTTAAAACCGAGCATACATTTGTCTTCGTCATAGGTATCAGTTCCCGGTATTTTTTGATGTATGATGTATACATTACGCGCATTTTCATTGTCGCCTAAATAACAGTCTACGTGATCACCGTCTACGCCTTCCGTCTCGCGGATATATCCGTAGTCGTATTTCATTTTAATAGCCCATTTATGCCCATCGCTATCTACACCACGCCTTATGCTTCCTTTTTTATTTTCTATGCTTATTTTTAGCCCTGCAAAAGAAGTACGTCCTTGTAATGGATAACCGCTATAGGTAAGAGATTTATCGATTGTATCTTCACTTCTGAAAAGCTCGTTTATACGTTCGGTAAACCCTTGCGTTGTATCATCAGGATTTGCGATACCGTTCTTTTTATATTCTTCTTTTGCCTGTTTTACCGCATCGTTCCACTTTTTTGCGCGTCCGCTTTGCTCGGCGACAAGCGCATCAATTCTTGCGTTATCAATATCAGTGTCGTAACGTACCCATGTACCGCGGCAATAAGGATGAAATACGCCGGTGGTAAAGCTGTGTCCGCTGCCGTTCCATTCCTTACCTTCCCAAATAACGAAGTCTGCTATGCCGTCATTCGCCTTTTCATCTTTAAGCGGCTTATCGCTCCACACGGCAATTTTACCGTTCATACGTTTGCAAAAAGCGCACGTATTTTTGTCTATGACTTCAATCCGCTGGAAGTATGCTTTTTGACCATCAGGGGTATTCTGTACTTCCTCGCGTAAAAATGAATTATTGACGGCATTCTGTATCTCCGTATCTGCAAGCCGCTGATAATCGCGGTTATCGCCTACCATTTTGTCAAACAATGCTTGCGATACTTCACTTTTACTTTTATGCCCTTTTACACCGTCGATCAGAATTTCCTTTATGTCGCCGCGCATTTTGTCCGTAACATTCGTTACTTTTATAGCGGCCGATTGTGTAAGCATTTCGATACGCGCCTGCTCTTGTCTGGTAAAAGAAGCGCCGAAAGTATTTTTCATGTTCTTAACGGATTCACTTATCCAGTCAAAGCTTTTGCCGTGATACTGTAATTTTTCAAGCTGTAATGCTTTTACCGCTTCCAATGTGTTGTATTTGAGCATACGGTCAAGGATTTTCCCCAGTGAATTGGATTGAAGGATGATTTTCTTTTCCGTGTCTTTTATGTTACGGTTTAAAAACTTTTCGAGATTTTTTACAAACTTAGCCCAATCAGCCTGTTTTATCGGCACTCCGGTTTCAGGGTGATACAGAATCTTACCCTTGTGAGTAAGAACGGATTTTGACATAACCGTTTTTTTGGGTAAATCACAATAATCGGTTATAAAGTCGTATGTATTCCGTACCAGTTCGGAAAAGAAGACACACCATCTATCCGTTAAATCTTCCTGCGCCTTATACAAAAAGACTTCACCTTTTGCGCTTTTAAGAGGAATATCAAAAGACATCGCCATTGTGCGTAAGGCCTTTTCTATACGTTCACTCGAAAAATCTTTCATTCGGATATTCACGCTCGGTAGTGGGGCGGTATTATCCGCCGGAATATATTCAGGCACACCGCCTGCAAGACATTTTTCAAGCTGCGCAAACTTCGCTATCCGGTTCCCTTCGGTGATGTCGTTTATTTTAATTTCAATGTTTCTATTGACATTGTTGTAATATTTTTTATCATTAAAACTCATAAACCTTTCACCTAAAATACGTATATCAATGACTTATTGACGCTGTTTCCGTCTTCCGTCTCTGCGTTCTCCTCTTCACCGCTTCCAAAATCAGGCTCACTGTTTCCGCCCTCATTTTCTCCGCCGGTACCGACAGCTCCCCACTCGCTGCTGTCATCGCCCCCTTCGGGGTCTTCCATTCCACCGGAATCGTCCATTTGTTCCGCTTGATACATCTGCACCAGCTGCGGGTTAGCAGGGCATTCATTAGCCCATTTCGATTCAAGCGGCGGCAAACCTTTTTCCTTACGCACTTCGTTGACAGTCTTATATGATTCAAGTTCCCCTTTCGTAAGATCAAGAATTTGCTTAGGGTCGTCCCGCTCATACCCCACAAACTCGATTTCATATCCGGGAAATACTTTTTCGATGATTTTGTTGAGATACTGCTGCACAAAAGAAAGCATATCACCCAAAACAAGCGATTTACTCGCTTCAATTTCAGGAGCTGCATTTCGTTCAAAAACCGGCTGCGATTTTGAGCTGTGCAGTCCTAACTCTTCCATGCTGCAGCCGAAAAGAGAAACGGTTGCACTGATAAGAAGATCAAGCCAGCCTTGAAACTCCATTTCCTTGTTTGTTCCGCCTAAAGCTACCCACTTAATAGCATTCGCATCTCCGCCGGTTCCATTCCCTGCCGGAATAATCGGCACCCGCCATTGGTTCGACGGGGAACCGCTCATAATGTCAGCTATATAGTCTTCCATTTGCTCTACGGTTTCTTGGCTTGCGTTTCCGTCGAGTAACAGCATACCGCGCGGTAATTTATTTTCAGTGAAAAAGCCGGAATTGTAGGTAAATGCGTTAATGGTGCTTGTTATAAGGTCTATTGCTTGCTCTACAACCGAATAGCCGTAAAAAGAATAGTTTATATCTGTTCTCGGATTCTGATAGTCGAAAATCAGCGATCCTTCCGGGTAAAATGCTTTGGGAATACTGTTGATTATTTGAACGTGTTTGATATTGTACGGGTTTTCTTGGTCGGGTAAAACTTTTTCAATTGTTGCGCCGTCTACCGCCCAGAACGCATACGGTTTACCGGCTCTGGTATAACCGATTTCCGTTGCAACTTGGTCAATTTCAAGCGCATCACGCACGATTTTTGTACAAAATCTGGAAAGATTATCGCGATCGGTATTTTTATCAAATCCGGTATTAAGAAGAAACTGCTCTATAAGGGTTCTTTCTTTTGACTTTTGTCCTGCTGCTTTTATAACATCTTCACCTGCTTTTTTGACGATAAAGCCTCGCAGGTTACGATTCGTAGACGGCTTAAAAAACGGTTTCATCTTCTTTTGCACATTGGTAATGCAAAGGTTGATTATCCATGCCTTTTTCGATACGCGGCGCAACGTTTGACAATCGACTTCGCGATTAAAGTGGCCGTCGGCCGTTTTTAGGTTTCCGTAAACGTTATTGACTATTGTAAGGTCGTCAAAGAATGAAGATTGTGCCGTTTGCCCGTCTGTCTTTTTGAAAAACTCTGTATTTTGAAATCGTTTTGTAATGCGCGAAAGCCTGTTGATTTCGCGTTGTACACTTATCGGCTCAACCCCGGCAGGAAGCAGCGCAATTTCTTTATCGTTTGTTGCCATCTCGAACTCTCCTTAAAACGGTCGCTAAGGATTCTCCGCGTTTCCGTGTCAGCGGTTGTTGTGGAGTTTTTAAGAGTTCTTCTGTATGGTCAGAGTTTACCACGATAGCATTCTTTTTTCTAGCATATTCGGCGTAAAAATTGGGAGTGCCGCTTTGTGCTGTTGCTGCGTGATTCGCCAATGCCCACGCCCAAAAGCTGTCGGCATGTCCTTTTTCGTTTCGCTCAGCACCATAGCGGAAAGAGCCGCCGCTTGACGGCGTGCGCTTTATCGAATGGATTTGTGCATGAAACTCTCTATCGTTTTCAAGTTCAAATTCCCTGCGCTCCAATCCCATTTTAACGCTCATTGCAAGTACTTCTTTTGATTGCAGGGTAAAGTGAAAGATTTCTGCTCGCTCTCCATAGCGTTTATGAGCATTCTCTGCAAGATTCTTACCAAGTCCACCGTCATCAATGCTGCAACGGTAAATCGGCAAGTTTTCCATAAGCGTATTAAGAACATTAAATTGGCTATCAAAATCAGCATTTCTCATTTCGAGTCTTAATACACTTCTTTTCTTTCCGCCAACTATTCCGATTATATAAAAAACGGTCGCGTCTTTTATGCGTCCAATATCAAGCCCCATAAACAGCGGAGAGCCATGTTTTTCAGGGCTATAATTCAAAATCAAATCGCCAGCTTCTTTGAAACAATGTATTTCTACACCTCTTTTAGCATTGTAATACTCCTCATCATTTTCAATGTTTGATAGTAACTCCTGCTCCCTTCTTCCCGGCGTATTCGCATAAATCAATTCGAGCGATATATAACTGGCACTTGAATCAATAAACACACATTCACATTCTTGCTGAAAATCCTCTAACGTAGAGTTTTCAAAAAGTGATATAAGGCGGTCTGTTCCGTATTTTGCTACCCGTTCCTCTGTCGGCATTTCTTTAGCAAACTGTACCGCACTCCGCACATCTTTACACATTACTTTTGCATACCACCACGGCACAAAATAACGGTCAAAGTTCGGATAACGCTCTCTATCCGTGCAAATCTCGTAAAACTTACCGATCGTTCCTAATGGTGTGCTTCCAACCTCAATGCAACCTCTACGCAATGTACAAAATGAAGCTGCCGTATAGATTTCTTTTGAAAGACGCGCTAAATAAACACCAAACTCATCAAGGCAAATATCGCCGTTTCGTCCACGTGGAGGTCTGCATGGTAAACTGATTAAACGACTCGTAGTCTTACCGCCCACATCTTCAAATTCAAGCATTGTTGCCGTTTGGTGTATGAGCTTCTTTTTATATTGTCTTGGAATTGAATCATAGAACTGTTTAGCGTATCTGATTTTTTCCTGAGCATCCTCTTCGTTATATGATACAAATTGTTTTGTGTACTGCGTTCTTGCAGGGTCTAAAGCCTTTACAAGTCCTTTAATCGAAACAACAAAAGAAAAACCGGTCTGCCTGCTTTTAAGAAGGCAAATATAACGGTTTCGGTTTAGTATAAAATCGTCTTGCCAGAAGTCCAATTCAATATCCTTATGATCGTACTTCATAAACGCGTAAACATAATTTAATTTTTCTTCCGGCGTCCATAGCTTCATTGTTCGCTTTAATCCTCTTCTTCTCTCTTTATTGCCCCGATGTTTGTAAGTTCAGATAATTCCGTTATTTCTGAATTTGCCTTAACAATTTTTGTCTTGACTTGCAGGTTTCCTTTTATAATTTCCGCCGTTGTCTCCACTTCAAACCCTTCTTTGTTGCCTTCACCGTTTATCTTTTCGTACAATTCAATGAGCTTATTTTCTTCGGCGGTTCTGTTGGGTAATTTATAATTCGGAATTGAACGCTGACCGACAAATTCTACCCCGTCTATACAAAGTTTCTGCTCTTCGGTCAGTTCTTCCGGTTTTTTAATGGTAACACTCGTATGAATTTTGCCGTTTTCTGCTATGTGGTTTTCAATGTTATAAAAGTCCAGCCCCTGAAACTCGCTTCGCGCGATCTTCCGCTGAATAATTCGGTGATAGGCGTCTTCAATGCCGGTTTTTACGACATCTTTATCAAACTGTGCGATAAGCGGCGCAATTTTCGGATTATGGCGTAAATTATACCCGCTCATGCGGGCGTTTTTCTGTGAATATCCGGCCTTGCGTGCCGATTTTGCTGAATCATGATAAGCACTACTTGCAGGATACGTGTACCAGAGAATAAATAGCTTTTCTTTTTGTGTTAGCTTCACGTCCCCATAATCAAAGGAATCAAGGTCTATTACGCTTCCATCTTCAAGAGTGATTGAGAATGTATCCTTCGGTTTGCTATTACGTCGTTTTTTCGGTTTTTCTTCCCGTTGCTCTGACGTCTCAATATCTTCATTTTTCGGCATTATATTGTTCCTGCTCTCTCGGTGTGCAAACATGGCGCATATAGCCTTTTAAAATATGCCCGCCTTCCGATACAAATTCAATTTTTTCTGCATCGCACACTTCGGTTGTCTTGAAACCGGTAGCTATATACTTTATTGCTTTTCCGCATATAAGGCATACTTGCACGTTAGTCTCCCAAAAATTTTTTAAGAGTATCGCCTTTGTATGTTTTTGAATATGAGTATTCGGTAATTTTTCCATCTTCAAAAACAAATACAACGGCACCGTTAAAGTCATGTTTTTCTGCCATAGCAAGACAGTTAACAGCGATAGCATTATCTCCCGTTTTTGTTAAAGGAATATCATGACGATTTGCTTCACTGATAGCGATACATACTCCGCTTTCAAAGCTCAATTTTATGCTGCCTGAAAATTGTTCGTCTTTCTTTCGATTAAGATACGCAAAGATACGATTAAAACGCCCGTTCATTTTTTCCACCGTTTTAACGGTATCATTGGTCAGTATGATACTTGTATAAGTTTTTTTGAATTCTTCTTTTATCTATTCTATATCAGATATAGGTAATAATCAACCTTGCAGTATATCCGTTGCAAGCTGTTCAAACTTTGACAATGCCATTACCGCTATCTTCTTCATCGGTAGAATAGGGCTTTTAATAATGAGCAGCCAATTATCATTCTCATTACAGTTATCTTGCGCCTGTCTTACCCATTCGGCAAGCGATATATTCTTTGCGTTTTTACACTCAATACAAAAAGGGAAACGCTTTTTCGCTTCGCCCCGCAAAATTACATCGACTCCGTTAAGTCCGCTTTCTCTGGAGTGAATCTCACAATCATCGCTTTTTTGGTCGTAAGGAATCCCTGTGATCCGGCTTACTATTTCGCACGTTTCTTTTTGCCATTCAAGGCCTTTGTTTTTTGCCGAGCGTGGCTTTATTACCTTCATTGAGTTTTTAATCCGCTTAATGAGCAACTCGTTCGATTTTGTTGATTTGTCATTTTCCAACAGTTTAATCAACTTCTCTTTTTCGCTTTTACTTAGATTTAGCATGTTAATACTCCATATTTTGTGTCATTCATTATCATATATCCAGTCCGCACAAGGGCTGTCTTCATTCTTCACTATATAAAACAAATCTCGCACTATACAAAAACCTTCGTCCTTGTTTCTATCGTGGTGAAAATCCGTAAAATTTCCATCAGCATCTTCGTCGGTCATATAATATATGCAGTTGCCGCAGCATCTCTTCTTTGCAGTCATTTTATTACTCCTATGCAAATAATACCAATCGCTGTTTATAAAGCGGCTCATAATCAGGGTTTATATCGATACCAAGCCAATTCCGATTTAAGAGAGCAGCAGCTTCGGCTACGGTACCGCTACCGAAAAACGGATCGAGTATAACGTCCCCTTCACGAGTTCCTGCTAAAACACAAGGGATAACAAGCTTGAGAGGAAAGGCTGCAAAATGCGCACCTTTATACGGATGCGTCGGAATTGTCCACACGTCTCGCTTGTTGCGTTTACCGCTTTCATTCGGCTTGTTACCGTGTGTTTCTGCTTCTATTTTTTTAGAATTAAAATAGCTCTGTCCTTTTGTATAAACTCCGCCGTTTCTAAAAGTTTTGTTGTTTCCCTTTATGCTTACTACCGGTTCTTTTATTGCTTCCGCATCAAAATAATAGTTTTTTGATTTAGATAAAAGAAAAATATACTCATGCGACTTTGTGCAGCGGTCTTTTACTGATTCAGGCATTACGTTCGGTTTATGCCAGATTATATCCTGTCTTAGATACCATCCGTCTTCCTGTAACGCAAATGCAACCCGCCACGGTACTCCGATTAAATCTTTTTTCTTCAATCCTGAAAGAGGGGTTTGTTTTAGCGGCGTCATGCTTTTCAACTTTTTATTTTTACCCAAATTTCCGCCATGTCCGCTGCCGGCATAACTGTCTCCTAGATTAAGCCATACCGTTCCGTCATCTTTTAATACTCGTCTCACTTCACGAAACACATCAACGAGGCTCTCTATATATTCCTGATATGTTGCTTCCTGTCCTATTTGCTCTTTAGCGCCATAATCACGCAATTTATAGTATGGCGGACTTGTGACGACACATTGTACGGACTGCGCTTCTAATGTCGGCAAGATATTTCTGCAATCTCCGATTAAAAGATTATTCATTCTATTTTTTATCCTTTAATTTCTTCGGAAACGGCGGAAGTTTTGATGCCGGATACCAATATTTTATATCAAGTCCTAATCCGGGCAATGAAACTTCTCCAAGCCCTACTGGCGTCATTCCGTAATATTTTGCATAAAGAATTCTCACACCTGATGGGAGATGCTCTGCTTGAAAAGAACTTAATACAAATATCCATTCGTCTTTTTGCGGCTGTTTATCTGCTATATCTATCCATTTGAAAGATTTTACGCAGTACAGCAGAGCAGCGCCTATAAGAATGCACACTGCTACTGCAAGCACAATTATTATGGTAATCATCTACTTATCCTCCTAAATCGGTAATTAAATTACAGGAAACAATTAAAATCTTTTTTAAACAGGTACCGCATAGCAATTCGTAACCGCTGAAAGAAGTTTGCGCTTCTTGCTTTTGCTTCAATATAAACTCTTACCTGCTCAAAAGCGGCTCTGTAATTACCATTCATTACTTTGCGAATTTGCCTATTATACCTATATCCCATAATCACCTCTTATCAATGCAATATCTTCAAAAACAGAGTTTTTTATGTCATTCCGTTTGATTTTCATAGTTTTCTTCCTTTTTAGTATAACGTCTGTCAACTTTCATTTTTCCCGTATCGTATAAATACATCATGTAGATTGCTATAGGAAACAGTAATAAAAGAGAGGTAAGCAAAAATGCCAACCTTCTATTATCTTTCTTTGCTTCCTTCCAAATAAAGGGAAGCTCCTTAAATTGTTCAATGTAATATTCTCTAAAACTCATGTTTACGCTCCTTGTATTAAGATTACCCGAATAATTTATTTACCGTATTTTCAAAGATTTTCGCCAACTGGTCAGCCATCGCAAAGCGAGTTTTGTTTATTTGAATTGATTTAAAAATATTTCCATCTGCGTGTCGTTCCGAAGCAGCCTTCCAATCACAAAGCATCTCAACTAAATCAAACAAATTACAATCGTTTATCCCGTCTTTATAATATTCAGGATGATGGCTGTTATGAGAATAATGGTGATCTAATGCAGGTTTTAACTCTGCCAATGATTTTTTATATTCTTCACTTCCATACGTTAAACCTTTTAAAAGCGGTGTCATTTTATCAAATAACGGTTTTTCAGGATCATATAGTTTAGAATTGTCGTGGCAGATAGCTCTATCCATTAGTTCTTTTGCAAATAACAATAGCAATTCATTGACTCGCTTGATATGTAATAATGTATCTTTGGTGGAATCGTATTGCTGATTATTTAATACGGACTGCTGACCTGCAATAAAAGCTGTTTTTAATTTTTTTTCTGCATAATCAGCTATTTGCGCCCATTGCTCCGGATTCTCGCCTGCACAACACGGTTCAACAGGTCGATTATCGTTGTAATGCTCATCTACCCATTCTTCAAAAGTAAAAGCCATTTGTTATTCCCTCCTTAATAATCTAAATCCCGTGAAAATCACAACTACTTGCCGCATAGTCGCATTTTATTCTTCCGTTTCGATTCCAATAATGGGTTACTCCTTTCTCATCTGTGTCGAAACGTAATTCCGGTACGTTTTTAAACGATACAACATCACACCCGCCGCATAAGAAATACAATTTACCTTTGTTTTTCCCAAAGACATACATTATTCTGTATCCGCTCGAATGTTTTTCGTTTGACGGAATTACAAAGACAGAATCAAATACGACATCGCCAACTGTATCAAAACTTAACACGTAGCTGTTTTTTATGTAGTCTTGTAGTGTTTTGTTCATTCTTTTGTCCCCTTCTTATTTCAGCAGACGTGCAAGATTTTTCTTTTGCACAACGGTTGTAAATTCTTCAAGTTCTGCGATAAGCTCTAAGATTTTTTCTTTCGACGGCTCCGGCAACTTATTACGCTTTGGGTTTGAGTCTGCCCCAATGTTGACTTGTATCGGTCGACACGGCTTAATCATTTCGACAAAATCGGGTAAATCAAAATCCATAATAGGCTCGATTGTGATATAGGTATTACAGTCGAAGAACTGCAACAAGTCATGAGACCTCCTCTTCGGTGCTGGACAATTAAACATGATATTTTCATACCATCTATTTGTTTCCATAGTTGTACAGATCGAAAAATTTGATTGTAGATTATCATATAAACCTAATAATCTATCAGGGTTTTTCGTTTGAAGAAAATATTTGTTTTCAGGAAACTGATTGCAGTAATAAAGTGTTCTTTTAATCCACTTATACGGAATACCGCCTGCAAACATATCGCAAGAAGAACCGACAAAGATAAAATTATTCTTTCCTAAGTCGGTTTTTAGCTCTTTTTCGTCAAAGTGTAACGGCGGTTGTTTTCCCCATCGCTTCATATAACAGTAGCTGCATCCGTGCGGGCATTCACCTTTTATTGTGTTCCAAGTATGAGTTATAAAGTCATACATATTTCCGGTCGATTTATTTAATGGCATGTGCTATCTCCTTCTAAACTCTGGTATAACTTATCACCCAGAAGCTGAATAATTTTTGTTACTACTTGTCTTTGTGATAAATCGTCATTATCAATACATTCTGCTATGTCACTATCAGTAATATAGCTTTCTGCTTGTATCGCCTTAACATAGAATTGTGCAAATGCTCTATTATCATCTAATGATAATCGCTCTATTTTTTGTTTAACAGAAAAACGATTCAGCACAGCATCATCAATAATATCAATCCTATTAGTGGCTGCAATCAAAATAATATTATTTGGTAGCATATCAAATTCCTGCATTAAGGTTATGGTAACTCTTGAAAACTCTTTTTCTGCTCCATTAGCACAACAACGGCTTTCTGCTATACAATCTACTTCATCAAGCATAAAGACACACTCATTCTTTTTTACATAATTAAATATATTTGCAATATTTCTCCCAGTATTCCCTAAAAGAGAATCTATGACGCTTGAGAAATTAAGATAAAATAACGGTAGATTAAGCTTATGTGCTACATAGCGAGCAAATTCTGTCTTTCCTGTACCGCTTTCTCCATAAAGAATTGTTGCATTGCGGTAATGAATACGCATAGAATCCATCATCTCTGCAACCGTCTTCATTTTTATAATTGATTGTAAAACAGAAGCAATCCAGTTTTGTTGAGTGTAATACCGTTCGGGAATAAAGTTTTCAGGTGAATAACAGATTACCTTACCCTCAATATTTGTCGGAAGTTTTACGGACTGCTCTGTAAGTTTCTTTTTTATCCGCGTAACAAAATCGGCATTTGATGCTTTCGTATCATCATTTAAGCAGTTTGTTATGCATCTTTTCACTGAATATGATAAATAATCATTTTCAGCTATAAGTGTTTCTAACAGTTTTTTTGTGTTTTTATTTAACGGCATTTTAATTCTCCTAACTTGAAGTGAATAGCATAGACTGATTTATCTATATATAAGTCTGTATTTTTGCCGTCAACAATTTCAATCTTCGTAATAATTGCCGATAATTTTTCTGTACCATATCCGAGACGGAAAAACACTTGTAAAGTAAATTCATCATCCGGTTCAAATACTATAGGGCATTCTTTTTCCATTTCTAAAAACTCTTGCAGTTCCAGAGTTTCTACCTTTTCTTTTGAATTAGGATAACGTTTTTTTAATTCTCTTTTTAAGTCGTTAAAAATACGCACCGTCCAATACGGTTTAACTTCTCTATACTCTATAGTTTTTTCACCAGACTTTATTTTTTCATACCATTCTTTCTTCATTGGAAAAATTAACATTTTCTTTCCCCCTATTTTAATATCCAGTAAAAAAAATACTGGAATGCTAAGTATTATAAAAAGACACAAATTTAGTTTAAGATTTTGAATATATTTTTCTTTTGTTACTTTTTTACCTTCGATAAATCGTTCTGCAAAATAAGGCATAAAAAATATTGTAAAAATAATAAAAATAATAATTATCATCTTATTTCCCCTCTATCCTTTTAATTGCTTCCTTTATTAAAAAGACTATTTCTAAGTGTAAATATGTCGTCCATAATATTTTCTGCGACATCTTCAATATCTTTCAACCGTTTGTTCAGTAATGTTTTTAAAAATGCTGCCATATCAGCGGCTTCTTTTCCACTTTCGCTTCCTAAACCTTTATTGTAAAAATACATTTCCAGTTCTTTTTCAAGATTTATTTCTATCATTTCATTTACTCCTTTATCCTTTTAATCCTTTCCCCGATCCAACGCATGACAGGAACCGCCATACTGTTTCCGATTGCCTTGTAGCGCAGACTATCAGGGCATTGGTCGGCGGGCTTTCCGCGCCAACTGATTTTTGTCCAGTTATCAGGGAAGCCCTGTAAACGCTCGCATTCAAGCGAGGTAAGACGTCTTATATAATTTTGTTTTCCGCTCATTAAAGCAAGATGCCCATCTTCCAGTAAGAACGGCACATATCCACCACCCATTCCATAAGCAGCGGTAACTGTTCCTGCAATGCCGTTTGATTCCGTGTAATCTCCTTTTTGCGGATGTGTCAGATACAAGATGCTTTTAGCACTATTCCCAGTTGCTGAAACGGGTTTATCTAAAACCAAATCGAAACAATCGGATGCTGCACTATTCCTCAATGTTGCGGCTTTCTTATCTTTGTGATATTTGTAGTTTCCTCCGCGACGGAAATAGTTAATGCCTTTTCCAATAGCGGCGGTAGTTTCCTTTTGTGTTTCGCTGCCCGTCGCAATATCCCCTCGCACGCCTTGCTGCTCAAATAATACTTCTGCGGCAAGGTCTGTTCTGTTATCAGAATGTCCGACAACGAAGATTCTACGGCGGCGTTGGGGTACTCCGAAATACTGAGCGTCAAGCACCCTGTACGCCCACCCATACCCGCATTCTTCCAATCCGGCAAGGAACGATGTAAAATCATATCCGCTGTTCGAGGATAAAACGCAGGGGACGTTTTCCCATACAATCCAACGGGGGCGGTATGTTTCCACAATTCCCAAATAGGCATACATAAGAGCGCCTCGCTCGTCAGCGGTTCCGCCTCGTTTCCCGGCAATACTGAAAGACTGGCAAGGTGTTCCTCCGACCAGAATGTCAAATTCTCCTGCGTTCCATTTTTCATATTGCGTAATGTCTCCATAGTTTTTGACGTTCGGGTATTTTTGTTTCAACAATTCGCAAGGGAAAGGTTCTATCTCTGCAAAACCTACAGGCTTAAAACCTAACGGTTCCCATGCAACGCTCGTAGCTTCAATACCGGAGCAGACGGATAGATAGGTCATATTCCTAAACTTTTGCATTTTTCTTTATATTCCGTCCAATCTAAATTAATTCCGCAACAAGGACATTGAGTTATTTTGTCGCAATAAAGGGATAGTTCCTTACCTCTGTTTGCAGCCAAGCAAATAGGACAAACACATTTAACTGAATCAAAGGCATCAAACACAGGATTATAACCTACCGAAAGAATAGGTTTTACTTTTATTTCTGTTTCAGGAAAAAGAATCCTTCCATCGTAGTCATCTTGTATAATAGTCAAATTGAGATAAGGATTAACAATTTTTTCTTCAATCATTTACTCCTCCACCAATTCCCCGCACGGCGTATCATCGTCGGCAAAGACATAACCGTCTAATAAAAGAGAAAAAAATTCCTTGCAATCATAACCGATAAGAGGAATATGTTTTGAGTCTTTTATACCAACTAAAAAACAATTTTGAGTCATTTTAGATTTTATCCAACATTCGTGTTGTTCAATTATCCCTATTGCTTTTTCCTCACTTGAAAACGGCTTGTACTTCGGTTTGACGGGCGGTTCGATGAGATAGGCGTAATTATATGTATAACAGTCAGCTAAAAACTGCACATCATAGCCATTGTCATGGAGCCTAATAAATGGCTGCACGTATTGAGCATAATCGTCTGCTTGTACTTTCTTTCGCAAAGCTTTTACCGTGTCGGCACAAATAACTTTACTCCCCACCTTCAATTCATCCGCATTGACCGCGGTGTATACTCTCGACTTGTCAAACTCCATTGTTTATTCCTCCGTTATGTTTATGTTTGTGTAACGACTTGTTACATTGTATCAATTCGCTTTCGCTTCCCGCAGTTTCGGCCGGTAACTTTCCCAGTCGAAATTGAACGACTTACCCTTTTCTTTCAGTCGGTCGATAACAGAACTGTCAAGCATTGTTTTTACCCACTCGTAATTACAATTACCCGCAAGCCAGAGCGGGCGATTGCGTTCGTGCCGTTCACGACAAATAAGCGATAAGCAGTTGCTTTTTGCATCTTCGTTCTTTCCTTTATCGATTTCGTCGATAACAAGAAACGGAATAGTGCAATAGTGCATTATCATCTGGTATTCTGTTTTTTTTGCCGCGTAGCTGTTATACGTCGATCGAATTCTCAAGTCTAAAAATTGCCATGTTGTATATTCCGCGTTGTTAAGTACAACCGCCGCGCTTGCAAGGTGGCTTTTACCCGTGCCACTATTACCGTACATCAGCACGAATGTATCGCGCGGATTTTTGGCAATCTCATAAAGATCGTGAAGATACTGCGCTGCTTTTTCGTTTTCCGGCTCATACGTGATAAAACTTTCGTTAAAATATTTGTCGCGGATCCCCATTGCCGTGAGCCTTTTTATTCGCTGCTCTTCAAGCTTTTCTCTCTTTTTTTTCTCTTCCCGCTCCTGTACACACAAAGGGCATTTAGGCGGCTTGGTCGATCCTTCTAGGTGCATTACCTGCACATTTCCATGCTTTTCACAGTGAAAGGTTTCCTCTCTACCGTGAAAGCGCGGAATATAGTTTTTTGCTTGCTTTATTTCACACGTACGCATAATTTCTCCTTGAGCTTAAAACGGCATCTCTTCTTGAGTGCCGGTTACGTTGCAATCGAATCGCCTGTTTTTCCCTTCCGGCGGGGAGCGGGCGTATTGCTGCTGCATTTGCAAAAATACTTGCGGATATTTTTCTCGTAATTTTGAGCCGGATATGATATTTGGACACCAGAAGTTTCCCGCCGTTTTAGCCCAGCGGATTGCTTTTTCAATGTCTTCATAGCTGCGTTTATCAATGCGGTTGAGTTTTTCGATATCCCTCGCCCATTGCTCGATATGCTTTTGACTGGTAGTGAAGTGAGTATCTACCTGCCGGTGGAGGTCATAGAGTAGGTGCGCTAAACGCTCCGCTTGTTTTGGAATTATTTGTGTTTTTTTAACAGCCGAAGGGCTTACATCCCCGTCCGGTTCTTCCGGCGGGGATACTATTTCATTACCATCACCATTAACATCTACATCTACATCTACATCTACATCAAGGTTTGTGGTATTTGATAAGGGTTTGTGGTGCGTGGTACCATAAACCGCCTTTTTAATTTTTGATACGACTTGCTGCGATACACCGTGTTTTTCAGCGGTTTCTTTTTGTGTCATCCCTGCTTGTAAATCTTCACAGACTGCCTGCTGTATTTCTTGCGGTATTTCAGGCCGTCCGCCTTTTTTCCCGTCTTCGGTATTTTTTATGCGGCGGGCTTTGGCATTATCTATCGATTCTTGTATCGGAAGCCATGCACACGCTTCAAGCCCCGTAAAATCAGGCGCTGTACCATAAAGCCCGTATTCAACAATCGCTTCATAAAACCTATAACGCAATTCTTTATCTAATAGTTTTAATTGTTTTGCAAAGGTTTCATAAAAGATAAAACTCATCGCCATCTTTAAGCTCCCTCATTTTGCAATTTTAAAATCATCAAAATCAAAAAGCGTTGGCGCTGTCTTTTCAATATCCGCTTCTTTCAAATATGTAACGCCATCATTAAATGAAACCTCGTTTAACTCGTGCCCAATACCATAGCGGCCTTTTTTTACAGCAATATACGGCACGGTAAAAAGTCCCGCAAACGGATCGTAGACAACCTCACCTTGGTTTGAATATCGCTCAATAAGGCGTTCAACGACATCGATTTGCAGCGGGCAAATGTGCATATTCAGCGCTTTTCGAGACTGCTCGCTATTGAGCGTATACATACGATTGACATCATCCCATACATACTCACTTGGAGAAGCGTTGCTAATAACAGAAAATGAAGCCGGTAGCTTCCGCGCTTCGTCCAGTCCTTCTGCCAGCCGGACATGTTCGGCATAATTGTAAATATGCTCTTTTGAATAGTGCCGATAGAGCTTTTGCATATCGGATACAGGACATTCTTTTAACTCTTCGAGTGTTACTAATCGGTTTCCGCTCGATCTCCAATATGCGTGTGCATCAATTTGCCACCTGCCGCGGCTATATGCTTCTTTTGTCTTTTGTACCGGAGTATCTGCGTATGCTTTCGTTGTATCGGTTGGTAACTTTCGGAAAAGCAGAATGTATTCAGGGCATCCTACACCCATTTTTGAACCGTCTTTGCATTGTTCAGTCCATCCAAGCCGATAGGTTTGATTGTTTTCTCGTACGACATCGGTGGTGATAATAATGCGCCCCATATAGCGAAACCCATGCTTTAAAAAATGGAATACAGTCATATCGCTAAAAGGGTCTACTGTTGGCATTCCGTCTCCGGTTGCATTACCGAATAAGATACGGTCTTTGACGTGAACACAGGCAAGCCGTCCGGGTTTCAACACCCGCAACAGGTGCGGAGTGAGAAAATCCATCTGTTGAAAGAATTTCTCGTTATTTTCATTGTGTCCGAAATCGTTATACGTCGGGGTATACTCGTAGTGATTGCTGAACGGAATTGAGGTAACAACGAGGTCAACTGTGTTATCTGCCATAGTAGGAAGCTCGATACAGTTATCGTTTAAAACCGCTTTAAAGTGCTTTCCTTCAACGACCTTTCTTTCAACACCGATGGTGCGAGCGAGCTTTTCTGCAAGCGTTATTGAAGATAATCCATATTTACGGACAATCTCTGTCATCTGGAATACAAGATGTTTATGCTGCTCCCATTTTTCCTCTAAAGCCTTTAATACCGCTTGTTCACTTTCGGTGTAGATAATATGTACTTCAACGGGGTATGACTGTTGAAACCGATAGATGCGGTGTACTGCCTGAATAAAATCATTGAACTTATAATCAATACCGACAAAAATACATTTGTGGCAATGGTATTGCATATTGCCGCCTTGCGCCGATATATCAGGCTTGGTCGCAAGATATTGTAATTTGCCACTTTTAAAAGCTCTCGTAATTTCGACGTTCTTTTCAAGGTCTTGACTACCATAAACAAAGCCTGCATCAGGGAGTGCTTTTTGGAGAGCGTGTCGCTCTGCTTCTAAATTATGCCAGAGGATAAAATGATCGTCAGGGGCGGCCTGCACTATCTGAAGCGTTTGCGCTACCCGATCGCTGATACTGTCTCTCTTTTCTTTCGATGCTTCTTTTAAACCGAGCGCGGCATCTCGAAACATTTTTACTTGCCCGTCATCTTCACATCCGGCCGTTGCATTATCAACCGACACCTTATGATAGATAACATTTAATGCCGGTAAATCATACCCGCTATCGGAATAAGAAGGATTAACATCGGAGGGTTTTGTAATAAAAAGCGCCCACGTAGAAACCCATATCCAAAATTCCTTTTCTTTATGCGGGTAAAGCGTCAAGTTATTAGCTTTCGTGCTGTCCCGTTTAAAAAAACGGGTAAGGGCTTGACCGGTGTCCATCACGCCTAAAAAACCTGCGTAATGGATAAGCTCTTTATATTTATTCGGAGAGGGCGTCGCTGTTGCAACAAACTTATAGCGTATATTTTTAAACTTCGGTAAAAACTCTTGATACGTTTTAGAACCGTAAGAGCGCAAAACAGATGCTTCGTCTAAACTACACGCAGTGAACAAATCAAGATTGATATTCCCATCCCGCACACGTTCATAATTTGTAATGAGAATTGCTTCATTTGCAGCCGCTATATCTTCCTGCGTTTTAATATACCGTACAGGAAGATTATCAAGCAATATTTGCGCATCGTGATAAAATTCGTCAACGATATTCAAAGGTGTTACAATCAACGCCTTGCCGCCTTCTCTTGCTAAAATTAAACGGAGTATCTCAAGTTGTATAACCGTTTTACCTAATCCGAAACTTGCAAAAACAGCGCGGCAGCCTCCGGCAATTGCCCACTTTACCGCATCTTTTTGATGAGGTTTTAAAATAGGATGTATGTCATTTTCGGCTACAGAAAAACCGCTTGATGATGCGATTGCGATTTTCTCTTTCAAAAACTCTTCGTATGTCATTCTATACCGTCCTTTTATGCAACATCATCGCCAAAGGGAAGTTCAGATGCTTTTTCTTTGGCACGTTTTGCTGCCTGCTGCTCTTTGACACTTTTCCAGTAATGCAGCTCTTTTATCTGCTTCTCTACCCATGTAAAGCCACGGTGCCAGCCACGAATCCAGAATAGATCACGCGCTGATTTTGCTTCGCTGTACAGAAAATCCTTTTTTGCCTTGATACTACTTTGTGTTATTTCTTCAAGTGCGGTATAGCTATCGCTTGCTGTAAGCAAATCAAGGATACGTGAAAATTCATTCAACACATCCGGTTCAAGGGTGCATTCCATATCGCCGTCATCTTCTTCGCTATCGACTCGCCTTACCCACGGCTCCATTCTATTTGCCGTGTCAAATAACGCAGGAGGTACCACAAAGCCTGCCTTATTCGCAGCGCTTTTAAAGTTCCGGATGCCGGCGCAGAATCCTTGAAGCTCTGCAACGCTATTGCTTTTCTCTTCTACTTGCAGATGCGCCTCCGCTTCATGGGCGGCATGATTTGCTTGCTGCAAAAGCTGATTAAACATACTCTGTATGTCGAGCTGCTCCATATCGGCATACTGTCCGGTTGCCGGTTCACTTACCGTCGGAACGGGGCACTCTCTTACTGTCAATGACTTACTTTCATTCTCGTTCATATATTCCTCCTAAAAAGCGTTATGTTATTCCAACCCAATATAGGTTATTGTCTATTCTGTCATCTAAAAATCAGTCGGAAAGGGGCTGTCAATTTCCATCCCGCACCGCGGACAATATTTTATATCGTAGTCAAAGCGCAATTCAGAATTGAATACATAGTCACATCCATAACATTTGCCAAAAGGGTGTTCATCAGGTCTTTCAACAAAATACGCAAAAGCATACGTTACTTTATCGCCAAAGCCTACGCAAAATCGATATTCTTCATCATCAGGGAAAATTTCTCGTAATACTTCGTATGCGTTGTAGCTTACACCAAAATGTTCAACACGTGCTTTTAATAAGGCTAGCGTATCGGCACAAATAACTTTACTGCCGACCTTCAATTCATCCGCATTAACTGCGGTGTATACTCTCGATTTGTCAAATTTCATTGTTTTCTCCTTATGCTCCAACCCAATACAGGTTATTATCTATTGTTTCATCTTCCGCGATGGGAAGCGAAGTGTTTTTATTTAAAATATTTTCAAGCTTTCTTTTATCAATCTTTAATGTTGTTTGCAGAATGTTTTTATCTATACCGTTACTACCCGCTTTTTGTAATAAAGCACACAGTTTTTTTATCAGCATTTTTTCACGCTGTACATCTTTTTTACTGATGATGTTTTGCTTTTGTATAACGGTTTTGTTATCACCATAAAAAGGAAAACACAGTTGCTTTTTATTCTCTTTTTTCTTTTTGCCGATATTCTTATAAAGAAGAAAAAGCTGATAATCTTTTTTGTCAAAAACAAAGACTTGTTTGTTTTCAATTGTGATTTTCGGTATGTTATACTTCCGCGCAAAATAGCGCACTTCGGCAGGATTGACACGCGCTTTTTCTGCAACTGCGCTTGCTGTATACACTTTCCCTCCCATAGTGTAAAATGACAGTCGAGAATACTGCCTGTCGTTTCAAGCGCGAAAAAACGGCAGACAGTTATTCTTTTATTTCCTCTTTTTCAATTAAAACGGTATATTCTCAAAATTTTCAGGGTCGGTAGGAGCAGGTTGTGTAGTTTGAGGTACCGTTCCTTGATACGCCGACGGTCTTTGACTATAACTATTTTGTGGGGATGTTTGATTATAGCCTTGCTGTCTGTTAGTAGACACCGCGCTCTGTTCTTGTGGATGCGGGAGCGACTGTCCTTGTTGAGGGTACGATTGGTGATTGAGCGTTGTATTTCTTTGCTGCGGATAAGTTCCGTTATTATTGTTTTGCTGCATTTGCTGCGGTACGATTAAGGCTTTTACTTCAAAACCTTTTTGCTCTCCATTCTCATTCGGAGCGCGTTTGTCGATTTTGATAATACCCCGTTTCCCAATCCATGAACTATAATTAAAGTTCCCACGCTGGATTGAAAAACAATCGAAAAAGCGAGTTAAGTTTTGATTACGTCGTCTCCATGCTTCTTCGGAGCTTACATCATCGACAATGTAGTAATACAGCGTCCCTTGCTCATCAATCGTAAACGAAAGAGCAAGCATCGGATTATTCTTCTTTGATATTTTTTCTTCCACTTTGGTGATAGCGCATTCCCATTCACCCGCTTTGAAATTGTTATAAAAATAATTCTCATCTGCCTGATAATCATTAAACATACTTTTATCCTCCTATTGAAATGCGTACCGTAACTGTATATTTTTCATATACGTTTCAAGGGCAACCAACTGATTTGCCGTTCCGATTACCGTAAAAGTAACTTGTAATTTTTCTTCTTTTTCTTGTGGCACCGTTTCTGTCTGTGCCGAATCGGAGAAAGATGGCGAAGGTGGACACCAAAAACCATCCGCATGGGGCACTTCTTCACCGCCAACATCGCTGTCAATTTGTTCTCTTTCAGACAATGCTTGCTCTTTTTGTGCTGCCTGTGCTTTTTCAAGTGCTGCAAGTCGTTCGCGATTTGCTTTAATTTCATCCGCTTTTGCAAGAGCCGCATCAAGGTTTAGCGTTGATAAATAATATTGCTTCGCCCCCGCCTCTCCGATGCGATCAAGAACGCTTAAATCAGCTTGTATTTTTTCAATCCGCCCGCATATCTCGTCTTGAATGTCTTTGAGTTTTGTTGTTTTATTAAGCCACTTCGGATTAAACAGCATATCAAAATCAACAAGTGAAAAATGAAGCGATTCAAAATATTCGATAATGATCGCTTTTTTATTGTCCTTTTCTTTTTGTTCAACTTCTTTCACAATTCCGTCGAT